ACAAAACTAATTACTTTTTTGAATTTCTACCAATTCTCATGTAGAAAGTAATATATAACTCGTAAGATTTAATACCGTCTTTTAATGAAATTAAAAAAGCCGATGTTTTAGATCGACTTTTAATTTCTTTTTATTAAACTAAAGCACCCGTTAGTAACAAAAACTACTAATTATTTTACTCATTCTTTTTCCATATATATTGCTAATAATTGTTTTTGTTGTTCTATATCCTCTAATTCATTAATACCAAACTCGTCTATAATCCAACTCATACTGATATTTTCAGTATGTGGTCTCACTACCCTTATATATGGGTTTGAGTCATCATAGTAAAAAGAGGTTGTAAAAGGTATATAATAATAATTAATATCCTGATTACTAATAAATTGCTGCAACCCTCGCACTATATCAGTTATATGCGGTTTATACCTAGTTGGAATACCTGCTCGATATGCTTGGTCAGTTATATTTCCCTTAAATTTAGCTTCACGAATAAAATTAATCTGACTATAGACATTTGTTAGTTCTCCATTTAATAAATGTATTAATAAAATAATATAGTCTATACCAACCCTTTTTCCAATTTCACTATTACTCCTTCCTTTTGTAAATCTATCTCTATAACGATTACTATAAAAGGAAATTTCGTTTATGATGCCATTATATTTAGACTTTTTGCCTATACTTAACACGGATTTAAGAAGCAATTCTAGTAGCTGCATATAAGGTTGCTCAAACGTTGGATTGGTTTCAATTTCATCTACCAATAAATGATACATTTGAGCATCAAAAGAATCTTCTTCTAGAAATCCTTTAATCTGGTTCGAAAAAATTGGATAGTTATTAATTTCTTTACCATGTTCATTGATATTTTTTAATAGTTTTATAAAGGTTTGTCCATTAATTAGATCTATATTTTTATTTTCAGCAAATCTAACGGCTTTTGGTGAAAAGCCACTTGATGTAACTAAAATGCCTTTCAAGGCTTGACGATCTTGAACAACACCATATAAATCTCGTACTTGCGGCTCACCAACATTATTTTTCCAAAGTTTACATTGAATTAAGTAAGTCCCTTTAAAAACTTCCCCGTCATATACAGCTTCAATATCAATACCTCCATCTCCAGAAGCCGGAGTTAAAAAGGTTCGGAAACCCCTAGACCGAAAAATATGGGCTGTTAATTCTTCAAATTCTAATGGAGTAAGTTGACCAAAATTCATTATATTCGCCTCATTTCAACACAGAATATTAATTTATCATCTACAACTCTTCCGCCCGTTAGTTTAAGTACATTTTTTCACATAAACTGCGTTTATCTTAACATACTTATTTTGGCTTCACCACATAGTTTCGAGAAGGTATTTTATATATTCCATTTTTTATTCTTTATGACTTTAGAACAAATATGCACCTTTATCTCTTAAAGAATAGCTAAGAGACAGCTCTCATATTTTATTCATTCAGATGACGTTAGTCCTAAAATAAACTAATTACGTATTTATTTTGCAAGTAGTTTCATATCAACTTTCTCATTCTTCTTGTCCAATTTTTAGACAAATGCTAGTTCAAAAAATAATTACATAAATTATTTTAATGGGTAATAAAAAACGCTATATACAACTTCAGAACCTAGGTATACCAACAGTTAAAGCTTAATATTTTGTTTCCATTTTTCCTTTAGATTACTCGTAAAATTTTTAAGTTGGATAAGAAATTAACCGGAGCATCAATTAACTTGTTTTATACTTAACCTAGTTTCAAACAAATTCAATAGAAGTATAAAGTTAATTCGTATCGAGATTACACTCGAAGTTGATACAACATTTTTGGATTACATTTCAGATGATTGATTAAGTTAGGAGGGATTACAAATTGATCGAAGCACCATTTATAGAAGTTAAAATTGATGATGAAGTTTTAGAACAGCAAATCTTTAAACACATTGAAGAAAAGATGATAGATATCGGACATGATAAAATTTTTTATAGTTTAGATGATTTGACACACATTACTTCATTCTCAAAGGGTCACATTATGAATACTTTCTTTGATGATTCACGTTTCAAACACATTAGACGCAGAGTAGGTCGTAAGTGGGTATTCCCTGTTGAAGAAACAAACGAGTTTTTAAAAGAATGGATTAAAGAACAACCAAACGAATAAAATTGAATTTAGGAGAACCATACGCTATTCTAATAGAGTATGTAACTGTTCTCCTTTAATTTGAAAGGATTGAAGGAAAATATGGCAGTAGAAAAATTAAAAGAAAATGGGATTGTAGTAGCTTATCGCTCCAATGTGTACTATAAAGGTAAGCGATTCATTGGAAAGCGGAGACATTCTAAGAAAGAAGCAGAATTAGATGAATTAGAGCAAAAAAGAGATTTACTTACTGGTAATTACTTTGAGGAATCTCACAAAACATTAGATAGAGGTTTTGATGATTACATGACATTAGTAGCACCTAAACGTTTAGGTGCTACAGCTTTAAAGGGTGCAGAATCTTATTATAAAAAGCATATCCAGCCAGTATTTGGTTTTCGAGAGATGGTAGGAATAAAATCTATTGAGATTCAAAAGTTTCTTGTACGAAAAGAACAAGAGTTATCCAATTCATCCATCATCAAATTGTATACACTAATGAATCAAATTTATAAGATGATGATTAAATGGGATGAATTAAAATCTAACCCTTTAGACGGTGTTCAAAAGCCACAACCTAATTATAAAGAAAAAGAGACGTGGACGAAAGAAGAATGCCATGAGTTTTTATCAGCTGCACAAGAATATCAAAGCTATATAGTATTTTGGCTTGCGATACAGTTCGGTTTACGTTTCTCTGAAGCTCTTGGCTTGCAATGGAAAAATATAGACTTTAAAAATAAAGTCTTACATGTCGAACAAGCGTATCATGAACTAGAAAAAGAATTAGGTAGATTAAAAACAAAATCATCTCGTCGCTCCATTTCATTATCAGACCAACAAGTGGAATTCCTAAAGCAGTATAAAGAAAGACAAAGCCCCAAAAGCGACATTGTTGCTGCGAACTCACACGGAGATTTCATGATGAAACGAAATGTTCGGCGAGCTATGAATCGCATTTGTGAACGTGCCGGAGTTAAACAGATTTCATTTCACGAATTAAGACATACACACGCCACTATAATGTTAGAAATGAATGAGCACGTGAAGATTGTTCAGGAGCGATTGGGACACGCCAAGTCGGAAACAACTAATGATATTTACTCACATGTTCGCCCACAAGTTCATCAAGATGCAGCACAGCGTTTTTCGGATTTTTTCGAGGTACAATAAAAAGGGAAAGGAAAGGTCGTCACTGTTTCGTCACTGAAAACAAAAAGACTTTTATCCTAATATGGATAAAAGCCTTATATATCAAGAGCTTCCAACAGGATTTGAACCTGCGACCCCTTCCTTACCATTTATGGGCATGTCGAAATAACGGCTTTTTAGGGTATTAAAAATTACTATATATAATAGGAAGAAACTCATTTTATTTAATTGTCGTTTTAACCGTTTCGGATATAATTACATTTCACGTTAGACCTATGTTAGAAAGAAATTTTTATTTATTTTACTAACATTCCAAGGGGTGCATATACTCCTATTTCAACACCCATTAATATAGGAAGCAATTCAATTGTTATAATTGCAGCTTCCTATATTTTTTCTTAGGTTCGATTACTTCAATTCGATCATTCTTTTGTATATTTAATTCATACCCAAACAATTTAATATTTATACCCTTTTTCACCAGATGAGTAAAACTACATATTAAATACCCAAAGAATAATCCCGATATTAATCCGATAACAAAATAATAATACATAATTTTTCTCCTTTTAATGAAATTGGTTCTATTTCGCCCATCGCCAGCATAAACTGTGTAGCGTAGGCAAACAGTTTTTATAGGGATTCTATACACTTTTACAATAAACTAAAATTACATGTCATGTTATGCAGGATTCACGTTACTAATCACGAATATTTTATTGAGGTGGATAACATGAAATGTAAGTTAAATGAAATATTGAAACCCGGTGATATAACTCGCTTATCCGAAAAAACCGGAATACATAGAAATTCAATTACAAGGTATAAAGAAAATGAGCGATTACCAAGAATTGACCACGCTTACCTAATAGCAGATTACTTCAATAAAACAGTTTATGATATTTGGCCGCCAAAATAGGCGGCTTTTACTTTTTTATAAATTCACCCATTTAGGTGCATATCATGAAATATCATGACATATGATGTAATGAAATGACATTGAAGGAGGGATTACTCTTGACGACAATGAAGAATAAACCCATCTCTTTTAATTTAGATAATCCATCAGATAAATATTTATTCGATCAATTAAAGGGTGTAAAGAACTTTTCAAGTTATGCGAAAGCTCTTATTGCAGACGATTTAAAACGTAAAGTCATTAAAGTGGAAGTTGGGAATAAGTGATTAATACCGCACCTGCAGCGATTAGTACCCACGGTAACATATTATCACCTCTCTTTTTAATCATTATGCACCTATTTGGGTGAATTTATTCATAGGAGGGTTAAAATGATTGTTAAATTAAACGGAAATTATTGGTTTGATACGGATGAACAGATTACAGATGATTTAGTTGTATTAAAAAAATCCAACGAATTGAGAAAGTTTGCTATAACCTTATGGACATCAACAGGCGTGTTGTTTACTCAAAAGGTCCATGCACAAAGTTTTTACGAAAGCATGTCCCCTCTTACCGATGTTTTTCAAGATATCGCTTTGGGGTTAGGAATATTATTCGCTTTAGCTGGATTTATTCTTTTAGGATTCAAAAGACGTTGGGGAACAACTACGCTTAAAACAACTGCTTTAGTGGTAGGTGGAGTATTCTTGGTTCCGAGCCTTTTAATGTTGGTGGGGATTGTGGGCACTTTGCTAAACGAAGCACTTGTAGAAGCATTCCAAAATGTTAGGTCAGGAGTGGAGCAATAATGAAATTTCTTGTTGGATTGATAATTGGTTTTATTTCTGGCACTTTTTATGCTCTTTATCAAACAGTTGAAGCTCCAGAAGGGAAATTAGTTAGTTTAATTCAAGGTATAAAAGCCTTAATGGGGGTGTTTTAGATGGAAATAACGTGGCAAGGATCTACCTTAAAAATTCAATTTCCTTATACGGCTCAACCATTAAAAAATATACCAAATAAGCCTAAACCTTCACTTAAAGTAAAAGTTAATAATAAGGAAGTTCCTTTAAAATTAGTTCATAAACAAAACATTCATTCATCGTACAAAACATTCCAGGTCATCCCCCACTCTAATGTAAAAAACGATAAGGTAGAGCAGTTTTCAGATATTCTTGCAGATTCATTTACAGAAATCTTTGAGCGTTTTAAAAAAGGTGAGATTAGTGATCCAGACCGCGTATTTTTCGAAACATTAATCACTAAGGATTCTTATCAAACCTTCATCACTACCAATGATGAAATATACGACACCATTAAACAACAAGCCCAAGTTACCTGGAAAAACGTTACTCTCCAGGAAAAAAGTAAACATGAACAATTTAAAGCTAAGGATTGTCTAGCTTATGACTACAAATTAAAGTATCCTTTCTTCCTATCATTAAAAACAGATAAAACCATGCAGCAAATACCGTTGGAAGAAATATTAGAAATATCACGTTTTATGCAGGGTATGGACCAGGTATTTATACAGTTTGGCATCCAATCTGCTGAAGAACATTGGTATAAGGATGCAGAAAAGGAACGTGAAGAATTTGAGAGGAAACCTCCTAAACGTTGGACTAGGAAAGAATTTAGTAGATCAACAGAAATGAAACCAACATATTTTGGCTTTGATTTTACTTTAAGGTTTATCGTCCAATCACAAGATGAAAGAAGGAAAAGAAGAATTGCTAGAGGGTTAAATTTAGCATTAAAACAATTGAATCAAGACAATGAATTAAAAGAAAAAGTTATTAAACCTCATAGGATGGATAAGTTTATCAATAAAGTGACAAGCCGTCATATTTCTGTACCATTTATATTTGGTAAACGGCAAATACTTACTCCACCAGAGATTAAGCAATTTATGAAGCTTCCACAACGAGCTTTACAGAACGAATACCCTATTATCGAAACGGTGACAGGAAAGGAAACGGATATACCGGATAGAATTAAAAAGGATGGATTAGCTTTGGGTGAAGTAACGTTTAAGGGTAAAAAACATAAAGTTTTCATGCCAACGGATAACCACGATGAATTGTGCTTACCTCAAATAGTGATAGGATCCATGGGGTCAGGTAAAACAGCTGGATTTGGAGGTAACTTATTAGTTGAATCTGTTAAAAATGGATTCGGTGGTTTGGCTATAGATCCTAAAGATGGGCAGATTAGAAAAGAACTAGAAATAGGCCTTCCAGAAGATAAAATAATTAAAATTAAATTCGGTGAGGTTCCTATTAGTTTAGATTGGAGAGAAGTAAACCATAGTTCTAAAGCGAAGAATCGATTAGCTAATACTATTTTATCTTTTTTTAACACAACAACAGATGAAACAGGAGCACAAACAAGTCGTTTTTTACGGGCTGCCACTATGGCTATGCAAACTGGCAAGTTGTCCGAGGTTTTAAAAATACTCGAGGACAAAGATTATAGAAGTGAAGTTATGGAACACGTAACAAACCCAATTCATAAGGCTACACTTAATGATTTGAATGAAATGAGCGATGGCAAACGAGCACAAGTACTATCCCCTATTTACAATAGATTAGATGTTATATTGGGTGATGAATACTTGTATGAATGTATGGAAAGCGATAAGGGTATTGATCTAGTTGAAATAACCAGCCAAAGAAAAGCTTGTATTATTGATGTTCCTAAAGAATTGCTTGGAAAAGAAGGTGTGGAAATCATTGCAAGTCTTATATCTACTAAATTAGATTTAGCTATGACGTTAAGAGAAGAAAGAAACAGATTTCCCTATAAAATTGTATTCGACGAACCCCATCAGTTTAATAAAAGCTCAAAGTTATGGAAAAGCGCTGCGGTTGAATCAAGATATTGGAAATTCGCTTACTGTTGGATGTTTCATAGCTGGGAACAAATTCCGCGCGACCTCTCGGAGATAATTAAGGCAGCTGGGCCACACTACCACCTATACCCATCTTCCAAAAAGACATTTACTGATTTGGCTGAGGAAATAGCGCCAATCTCAGTGAATAATGCATTAAAATTGAAGACATATCATGCAATTAATGTAATAAGGTCAGGTGGCGAAGTTGTTACGCCTTTTATAGCAAAAATGGCTCCCCCACCTAGTAATAAGGACAAATAAACTCGTCCTTATTTTTTGCCCAAAAATAAATTAAAAAGTTTTATAAAAACACTTTACATTTTGTATATCATTTGATATACTAAGTATAACAAATCAAACAAAGGAGCGATTGAGATGAAAAAAGTAATGGTGAAAGCTTGGGAAATTGCTAAAAAAGGTCAAAACAAATTCGGTGGAAATGTTAAAGAATATTTTGCAGAAGCATTAAAATTAGCTTGGGCATTAATTCGCAAAGTGCGCATCACTACATCAGCTGGTAGCCGTAATCATAAATCTTGGGTAGCGCAAATTACAGGCACACATCCTGCATTCAAACTTAATCGTTCTTTTGTTAATAGTGTAGATCATAACTGGACAGAGCGTTACTTTGATTTAGTTGATGGTATCTATGAGGTTTGTGATGCTGGTTCTCGCCAATTTATCCAAATTGTTAAAGGTAACGTGGAAGAAGTTGAATATAGTGAAGTGTTGGAGATGGTTGTTTAATGGTAAACAAGAAAGACTTGACGGGTAAAAAGTTCGGACGGTTGACCGTTTTAGAAGAGTTATCAGAACGATCAAATAAGAGAATTGTATGGAAATGCAAATGCGCCTGTGGTAATACCGTAAACGTAAAAGGAATCTATTTAACCACCGGACAGACAACATCTTGTGGGTGCGCAAAAAGAAAATTAGAACAAAAGCATTTAAGAGAAGCATATAACAAAAAACGTATTGATGGAGTTGCTAAACAATTATTTAAAGGACAAGAACCACGAAAAGATAGCTCTACCGGTTATAGAGGTGTAAGTAAATATTATACTCGTAAATCAAAAGAATTACGTTACAGAGCGTGGATAACGGTTAAGGGTAAGAGATACTATAAATCGGGATTTTTAACGCCTGAGGATGCTTATTATAACGGTCGATTGGTGTTAGAAAAAGAACATTTACCAGAGAGAGGATTTTACAAAAATGAAAAATGATAGTCAGTTTGTTGTTAGATTACCTAAAGAGGATTTAGAAAAATTTAATGAAGCAGTTAAAAAGAATGCAGCGAATCGTTCGGAGTTACTAAGAAAATGGGTTAAAAAATATATTGAAGAAAACGAATAAAAATATTGACTTTGTATATCATATGATATACAATTAAATTAACAACAAAGAGGGACACAAAATAAAAAAACAAAGGAGAAGATAAAAAATGAAAATTTATTATGAGGATATTTTAGTTGATGAGGTTGTAACAAATAGAAGCATGACAGTGGATGAAGCACTAGAACTAATTGATTTTGATGAAGAGAAATTTATAAGTAACAACGGTTTTGATGACATTGATTACAACGATTTTAAATTAGTTTATTAATCGGATGAGGGGTTAGCTCCCCTCTTAATAAAATCATGAGGAGTGAACAACCATGAGCCTAAAATCAAGCATATATAAAATGCTACGTATCTGGAATGATATTGATAGTGTAAGAAAAGGAACTGTCCATAAAAGAGTTGGGCGCCGTATTGTCGGTAAAGCCACAGGACGAGCGATGAGGAAATTGTTTAAGTAAAAACACCCCCCTAACCAAATGGCTAGGGGTTACTCTATATTTACATCTAAAACATCTATTAGTTTAATCCTCGCATAATCATCAAACTGTAAAGTCTTATCCACTGAGTCAATCTTTCTTAACTTCCCTTTTATCAATTTATAATCATGATCCGCAAAATATTTAACCTCTACAGTTAGATCGTTGTGGATAGCCATTTGTAATTTTATTCCGATTTCCTCAATTTCTTGCTCGTCTAAAATTGGCTTTTGTTTATATTCCGTTGTTTCCCAATAATCGTTTAACAGTTTGATTTGTTCCGGCAACATTATGGATGTCCACTTTTTAGTCCCTCTATCATTAATCGTTTTAAGCACCCTTTCTAATCGGTCCTGCAGAAAGGATATTATCAAGCTTAAATGTACGCACTTGTTTACGGTAATAACAGTAAGCGAGTATGTAATTATCATGTAGTTTTAAAACTCGTATATAGCGTTCTGTTACCTGGTTATTGCTATCCATATAAAAGATGATGATTTTTTCTTTGTTATCAATTGATCGCTGGAATAATCCTTTCATACTTAGACCACCTTTAAGAACATTTGTTCTTAATTATATACGAACGTTTGTTTTATTTCAATAGCAAATAATGGTTAAACGAAGAAGGACTTTCGAACTAATATGTAGAATGATATAGGTAGAATACATTATAAAGGAGAATGAAAATGTGGATTGGTTCTTATAAGATGGAGAAAAATGTGGTTCCTCCATATTATGTTGTTGATTCACTAAGGGAAAGATATTATAAACTATTTGATCGGTTAAAAAGAAAAATTGGAGACGATTATGAAGTAAAGTTAAGAATCAGTTATCATAGTGAGTCAGCGTATATCTTTATATCTAAAGAAACAATTACTTATGAAGTCTCGTTTAGGAACCATTTGAAGAAAAGAAGGCCTTCCTACGATAAAGGGATATATTTGTGGAAATATCGTACTTGGGAAGATTGTGAGGAGTACTTTTTAAAAAAATATTGGCTGATATTTTAAAGGATATGAATAAGTTGAGGTTGGCTTAAAATAAAAAAACCCTCGTAATGAGGGTTCGTGTAAAATATTTACTTAATCTATTTCTTCGAAACGAGGAATAAACTTTCCATTTACCTCCACTTTTCCGTAAAACATTGAAGCAGGCCTCACATAGATTTCTCCTGATTGGTCCTTATAAACAACCATTTTTTCTTTGTTTTCAGAGTTAATCGCTTCAAAAAGAACCTCGTAGATTTCACCTTTAAAATGTTTGTATTTTTTCATTGTAAAAACCCTTGCTACTTTTTGTTTATTATGTAAGGTAGTGATTGGGTAGCGATCAGCAAAACATAAGCAAAAACAACTACTGCCCAATTTTTCTCATTTATTGCGTATCCAGATAAACCTGTCAGAAGAATGCTGAATGATGTATAAAATATCATTAACTTAATATGGCTTTTTTGTTCAGGTAAATTCCTTAAATGTTGTTCCACATGTTCATTGAGCATTTTGTCTACATCATTATTAATCTCGTTGATCACAAAAGATAAAAAATGTTCTTTCTCTCCGTCTGTAGCTTCGTTGAATTTATCACCAAGGAATTCTCTTAAAGCTTCTTCTTTCTGTATTTCAATTAACATCTCACGTAGTTGAGCTTTCCCCATTGTATTCCCCTACATTACTTTTAATGATTTTTGCGTACTTTTTTGCATTACTTTTAATACTGTCCATTAATCTGGATCCCATTTGACTTGCTTCCTTACTTGTAACTTCTCTGACACTGTATTCCTTAAAATAGTTTTGTATTTCACGATCTAGATGTAACTTTGAAACTTGCACTTCTTCACTTCCCATATATTTTGCATCTTGTTTAATATAAGGGAACTCAGCATCAGAAGTCATTGTTGTAATAGCTAATTGACAGAACTGTACACCTGAAACCAGTTGAATAGACCCATTCGAATGGTTTGTAAGCAAAAAACTTAGTCTTCCTTCATACCCTGGATTCATATAACTAGCCGGACTGACAACTAATCCTTTGAGTTTTATGCTGTGCCTTTCAAATACTATACCCGCCATATTCTTTGGTATTTTGAAATACTCATAGGATTGTACTAGTATTGATTGATTGGGTTTTAGAAAAAAATCCACTTCATTAATATCAATAGTCTCATAATCTGAATCAGAAATTTTATTCACTATAATATGCGCTGAACTTGATTTTTGTTTTTTCACTTGGGAATCAAGGGTTAGATTAATCGTTGCACCTTCACAATTTTGTTCAATGAAAGGACTTACCAATTCATGATCTATTGCCATTTTTCGTAAATCCCTATCACTCAATAACATGACTATTCCCCCAAAACTTTCTTTTGTATCATTATGGACTATTTAAGTTATAAATACAATCACTTTAAATACAAAAACAAAATAACTTGAAGCAATTAGATACATAAATAGGCAACTTATAGGCTAGAGTTTTCCACGCTCCAGCCTTTGGCTTGCCTAAACCAAATCATAAAAAAACTACCTTATTGTTTATTAATTATACACGCTTACCATACTTACCAGTAATATAACCTAACCTACCGTTAAAATTAACCTCCCAATAACCAGATGATGAGTTTTTACCACGTACAGAACCGTTTAAAGGCAACGTTGCCCCCTTTTTAACTGTCCCTAAATTTTTAGAGTTGTTACGATCTGGCTTATCCATAACAATAGCAGCGTTATTTACATTAATGATTTTTAATTTACCGTGTTTACCGGAGTTGCTTTGTTTTGGCTTAGGTGCAGGTTTGCTAGTTTTCTTTCCATCTCGCATAGCTTTTAATAATTGTGTGTTTTGTGTACCAGTTCCGGAGTAACTTTTTAACACCGTACTGTTTTGCTAGTTTTGCACGATTAGCAAAACTGTGATCCTCTTTAATCGATACTAAATAGTCTACTAAACTATTACCTTTATAAGTGCTTGTTTTAGGCTTGCTGACAGGCTTTTGTTTAGGCTTGGACTTAATCCCTTTAAGGCTATTTAATTCGTTCTCAATCGCCTTTTTAACATTATCCCAACGCCCTTCATCTAATACACGGTGTGGACAATATTTACCAGACCAATCTTGATGTTTTTTTACTCGATCTATACCCCAACCTCTTTCATGTAGCAGTTGGGCAATAAATTTAATAGCTAATGCTTCTGCCTTACGATACTTTTCTCCACCAGACTTAGAATAACAAACTTCCACACCGATTGATTGACGATTACCACTACCGTTTCCATCTCCACAATGCCATGCGTTACGATTTAACGGTAATCCTTGTACTACTTCCTTATCGTCTACAGCAAAGTGGTAAGACACTTGATTGTTATTGTTTATCATATAACTTATTTCATTTTCTGCGCTCGCATCATTTGCCGTATTGTGAAAAGTAATATATTTAGCAGTCATTTGGTAAGGACACTTGATGTTATATTTATTTGAGTTAACCATTTTTTGACGTGGGTTAATAGCCATTATTTATCTTCTCCTTTTATAAAATAAAAAAGACACCCAATCGGATGCCTTATAGATACTTCTTATCATCTTTTGGTTTGCTATAATTCAAAGCTTGTTTACTATCACTTAACCCTTTTACGGTTGGATCAGTAATAGAGTTATAAACACTCACAACAACAAGCACTAACACGTACGGATTACTCACAGCTTCAAACAATACCTCACCAACAGCATTCCAAGTTGTTAAATCCTGTGCTGTTATACCCATGTATGCTAGGACGGGTACAAATATCGCCAATACTAATTGAGCGATAAAGTTTGGGTTTTTAAAACGTACTTTCCAGTTGATTTTCATTAAGATTCCTCCTTAAAAAATATTAGCAACCACTACACCGATTACTCCTGCTATGACAGCAGTGATTGTGGCTGTAATGATTGCTCCTGTGATTTTTCTTCTAATCCAATTTGTATCCTCTTTAATCTCTGACAATGTTTCTTTCAAACTGGAGATCTCTTTATCTTGTAATTTGTCCGATAATTGGAGTTTTTGGATATCATTTTTCATATTGTCTTGATTATCTTTTAATTGAGTATGGCTACTTTTTAAATTTGCAATATCCTGGTTAACTCGGTCTTGCCATACATCCATTGGAACCACCTCTTCTGTTTTTTCCATCATTGACCCCCTCGTATCTCTTTTTATCCATAAAAAATACGCCTTATTTGGCGCTATTTCTCGCTTTTTTCTTTACCAGCTAACTGTTTCCTTAATTCCTCGTTATCTTTCTCTAATTCTTTAATTCTTTCATCTTTCTGTTGCAGTTGAATAAAATACTCTCCCAAAATGGCATCACCTTCAGCGACTTTAAGAGACGCTTCTGATAATTGATTCCGTAAAGAATTAATCATAAAATCTTTATTCGGCCCTTTAGGCTGCTGCTGTTTCTGTTCCTTCTCCATTTACTAATACCTCCATCATTAATTCTAAATCTTCCACACGTTGTTCTAAGCCTGTACGTGCTTTGTATTCCTCTTGTAGCGCTTTTGTAAGATAGCCTAACCATTTATTGTGATTTACCGCCAAACCATCTGTAGTGGATATCTCTGGGCTTAATTCACTGATTACACCAACTTGCCAATTGTAATAAACCCCTTGATCTACATCAGACTGCAAAACGTATTGCATTATTTTCAAATTATTAACAACTGGCAAAGCTTCTACTTCTAATTTTTCGATATTAGTTTTATAAGTAATACTGGAAGAGTTATTAAACGCACTTGCATAAATAGGGTAAGAAATTGTGTCATCAGCGTTGGACACCCGTACACTAGCCCCATTAGGGTTTAGATAAATACGACCGCCAATCGATGAGGTTGATTCTAATGCGATTCTAGCACCAGACCCAATAGTTAGCCCTCGTGAAGTGTGGTAACGTGTACTGTGAAACTCTATAAATCCAGAAGCATCACTATCCATTACCGCCCCACTACCATCGCTAAAGGTAGATATACCGTAATCATTAAAGTATAACGACCAATCTTTATCATCGTTTCTTGCTCTTATCTGTCCATTTTGTAACATCAATCTAACTTGGTTGTTACCACTTTCACCCATCCAAGTACGGTCATGAATACCCTGCGACACTAAATAGGAGCCTTCAATTTTCATAAATTCATCCTTTGATTTTTCGGATATGAATTTACTTCCATAGATTTCTGTACCTTCAATTCTACTACCATAAATCTCAACGGCTTCAATCAGAATACTTCTTAATGTACCAGTTGTAATAGCATCAGCCACAATACCTTCATACGTTATAGCGCTTTGATACGTTTTACCACCATCTCTACTAAATCCTAATCCGTCCGTATTGAAACGCATATAGCCGTTAGGGTTACTTTGGTTAATACCAATGATTTCTCCAGCACCATATTTAAATAAGCTGTCATCATTTCCATTAATGATTTCAGAAGCACGCCTTACTGCGTCTGGTAACCAATTATACTCTAATTTTTTGCGACCGCTTTGAATATCTCTAAAATCTGCAATGGTATTATATTGTTCTGTTTTATAACGACTTGCAATACCTTCATTACCTACAACATAACTCGCATCAATGATGTTACCTTCCCAATCAAATGTTTCTTCTATTTCCATCACTCGGACTTGTTGATTGAGGTTTAATCTACTTACGTATAACCAAACGCGGTCCCCTTCTTCAAAAATCATTTCTGGATAACCGTTGTTGGTTAGGTCAATCGCTTCAATTGTGGTAGATATTTTATAACTGTTTTCCACTTGTTCTTTCACTGCTTTGGTCAATTCGTCAGCTTTTTTATATTTTCCATCTTTAATGGCAGGACCTTCAATTAATCCGTATTTTTCAGCCAAAGGAGATATATATTCAACTTCTAACCGATAATCTCCATCTTCTTCACCTTCTGGTAAATCTCCATAACCTTTTGCCCACGTATGAAAACCGCTTGCATCTACATCAATGCTTACACTATTTACGTTTAAATCCTCATGAAGTATAACATCTTTATCACTACCAACTTGATCATAGATATACGCTACTTTTCCCTGTACTTTGTATTCACCTTTAAAGCGATCAATACCGTATAAAAAGCGTTCTGTTTTGCTTTGGTTATCTTGGTAATTTAGGGTGTTAGATGCTAAATAATCCACTAATACATACGTATATGGTGTTCCTTTGAATAAATCTCTAAAGTAATTAGCAGGAGTGAATGATTTATCCTCCACAGAATCTTGTAAATAATATCCGTTTAAATCAACAAAGAAACTCAGTATAGCTGTAACATCAATGGCGAGATAATCACCATCTGTGGAATAACCAGGATGAGTGATTGTGTACCATTCACCTTTAAAAAGGACTTGCCATCCGAATTCTAATTGATCCATGAAATCTTTATTAATTTCTGTATACAAAAAGGACAACGTTAATTCACGTTGCCCGTTTACTCGTTTATTTCTTTTTACTTCTGTTATAGCTGGATATTCACGACCTTTTAAGTCTTTTAAAAATACTGCCGTTTGTCCAGTATTGTACAATTTATCACCTCCAATATAGAGTGAAAAAGACACCCTAAATTGAGTGCCTAATTTTTAGATATTTTAAATTCAATAGATTTGCAATCTGTCCGACTGTAATAATCTATTGTTGAATCAAATGATATAATCCTTTTTGTTTAGGCAATTGCCAAACTGCCCTACTCCATCTGTCATTTCCTTCTATTAAAATAGGTCCTTTTTCTGTTAAAGCTACATCCCAACCCACAGATTTTACATCTGGAATCTCAAGTGCCGCTTTCTTACATAATTCAGTAACTTGTGGCCATAATGGTATCTGAAACCCTTTAATCATCTGATTTGTAATTGGGTGCTTTTCATGCTTTTTACCAGATTTATTAAATGCTACACTATCTAACTTCCCTTCATTGATATCTATAGATGCGAAGATTCCCCCTGAACCTGCATTATCAATATAGCCACCGTTTCCGATTCTCAAGGTTGCTCCTAATAATTTAACCTTGTTATTTTCAATAAACGTTATTAATCTAACTGTATTTATAGCGTCAGGGTAGAGTATATTCATATCTGGATGTTGTACTATAGGCTCTTCTAATGTACCGAGTTTATTTTCTAAACAATATTGAATAGTATTTTCAATATCAGTTACAGATAATCTAGTTACTCCTTTTCCTTCTGCTCCTTTAGTAGGTTTCGCAAAAATCACATCCATATTACGTAACCATTTTTTAGCATCCTCTGTATTTTTACCGTCTAAATCTAAGGAAAAAGTTTTCCTACCTAAATATTTAGAGAAAAGTTGTGCAAATTTATTTTTATCAATAAATATATCAGTTTTATCTTTGTTATTAACTTCATCAAAAAAATTATGAAGTTTTCTACCAGTTACATAGGTTTTTCTTTCTTTGTGACTTTTATTGTAAAACTCATATAAAAGATAATCTTCTAACGTTGTTCCATAAATAATTATTGAAGATAAAAAATCTAAATTTTGTATTATACGTGACCTTTTTGCTAGTTGATGACTCTTTTTCATTTCTGGGTGTGATAACCACGATTTTAAAGTTGAAAATTGGGCTGTCACTTTACTAATTCCGGAACCATGAACAATTTTATTATAATTTTCACCAGTATTCATCTCTAATTCTCCCTTAACATTGCATGTTTTCTCCTATTCTATTTAATATTATACTTTTTTACATCGTTCTTCAATACAACTTATCTAATATGTGTCCGGAATATTGACTTAGATCGTATCCAATTCTCCCCCCCTCCTCACCACCATCATAAGACAAGAAGGGATATATTTCCTCTTAATCCCTTAATTTATCTACTCAAAAGTTGATCCAGAATATGAAGGCTGTCCTTCCTCGAAAACATCAAAAGCTCCGTCATATTCCTTGGTTGTTTTTATTAGCTGGTATGCTAATTGGATTAAATCCGGTTCCATATGATTTATACTTTTGAACTCAAAGGAATTATACCCAATAGCATGTTCTTTAGATTCATCATTAAAAATTTCGACATTGACCTTGATTAAATCGTTTGTGGCAAGTAGATTTTCGACTTTATGATATGCTCTGGGGTAAGTTAATTCTGTACCAAATACAGTTATGCTGTGCTCTTTTATTAATGCCATTTAAACAATTCTCCCTTATAATTTTTTTTTAAACTTCTGTTAAATCATAGCTATACCAACTACCCCACGTGCCGTCTGTTTTTAGTTTCCTAACATATTCGTCTGGTTCACCATTTACCTTAAATGTTTGATAGGCGTAACGGCCTAAATGCCCTTCTGCGGTTTTTTCTGTGATAATTGTCCCTGTAGCTTCGTTAGGTAAACCTGTTCTGTCATCTCCTAAATTTACAACACTATAAGTTGTTCCTAGTTGATAATCCTTAGCTCGTTTATTGACATTAAAACCACGTTCATAAAAGGTTGGTCTGTTTTCCAACCACTCACTCCACTGTCCATCATTTTTAACGAAACGTTTATATTCGAGATAAGCGCCATTCACTTTGAAAGTTTGATAGGCATATCTTCCAACATCTTCATTAGCGGTTTTTTCTGTAATTACCGTTCCTGTTTGTTCGTCTGGTAAACCAGTACCAACGCTCGTTTGATTATTTATTACATTTATAGTTGTCCCAATTGGGTAAGCTTCCGCTAGTTTATTAGAATCAAAACCATATGTTTTTTCAAGCTGCACTAAAACTTCACTTTGAACTAAATTCCATCTACCCCATTTATTTTGTGATTCATTCCAATTTCTTTTATATTTTTTATTTTCTTGGTATAAATCATATTCTTGGTAGGCAAAACCATCCGTTTCAAAACCTATCGTTTTCAATACACCAGATTGATTCTCCGGAAATCCTTCATTTCCTTGTCTATTAATAATAGTAATGGTTTCTTTTCTTGCTAACCTTGAGTCTTTTAAGGTTGTGTTTGAGGTTACTGCGTTTATTCCTAAATATTGATTTGGGGAAAAATTCACCCATTTTGACCAGCCTTCTGGTTCATTTTCAAAATCCCAAAATCGCACCCAAAATTCCTTACTTCTAGTTGTGATAAAAAGTTGATAATTATAAACGGGATCATCCTCATAGGTTCTATGGGTGATAAGCATGCCGCTTCTTGCGGTAGGCAAACCGTCCGTTTGAACTCTTCTAATAATGCTATTCGTTGTTGTCATGGGTTCAAAATAATCAATTGGGGTGTTTCCGTTTATTTCTCTGCTATTATCATGAATAACTCTTCCCAATCTATCACCATAAATTTTGCCATCTGCGGAAACAGTAACCGCAGGGTTCATATTGGTGCCACCAAACTGCATAATATTACCGTGTGCTTGAACACCTTCTTCTACTTTGACGAATTTCATCCCTTTTGCAATAGCCCTTGTAATAATGTTGCGAATATGGTTTTCATCTGTACCGTTGTTATTTTGCATAATGTGAGTAGTTAAAATTAACCAACCATTTTGTTCAATGGTTTTATCCATCATTTCCGCTATGTTTTCAATGGAATTTGTGCCATCTCCAGAATAACGACCCAAGCGATAATTATTAACTGGGGGTGTAACAATTCGTTTCCCATCATCAACGGAAGTTGCTGACCCAATACCATAATCGAAAAACTCTTTTGCTATTTGTAGTGATTTTTCATCATATGCACCAAATGGAAAAGCCATTGTTCTATGGTTTAAACCATATGTTTTTAATATTTTATGGCATTTTGCTAAATCACTTCTTACTTCTTGTTCCGTTGAATTTTTCGCGTTAATGTTACCGTGACTATGCCCAATAAATTCAATATACCCAGAATCTCGCATTTCTTTTATTTGTTCATATGTGTAATATCCTTTCCATGGAACCTCTTTTGGAAAATCTGGAAATTCTACAAAACTAGTAATCATAGCACTTGTTATGGGGATATTAAACTCTTTAGCTAATTTAAACATAATAGTATAAAATTCTACCTGACCATCATCATCAACAATGGTAATCATAGGCTCTCTTTTTCTTTTCCTGCTAATTGGTGTTTCTGTTCTTCTATACTCATCTGCTTGTGCCAACTGTGAATCAACTGAATTAAATCTTTCTCCTAAAGTTTTAGCTTTTCCCCGTGCTTGGGCAATCTCTGGAGCGAGATCCCCATTCTTGGTTTGCTCTCTAATTATGGCCAACATTTCTTGACGAGTGGTTTCCGCAATATCTTTAGCAAGGATAGAATCTGCAACAGCTTGTACTGCTTTTTCTCGCGCCTCTTTTGCGTTATTACCCGCACCTATATATTCTTTATATAATTCTTCAAACATTGAGTTAATCTGATTTCTTCCTTCTGGTGTAAGTGGGTTTTTAACCTCATAACGTCCCAATGTTTATCACTTCCTTTAGTCATATTTGAATCTAAAATCAAATGTTATCGTGTAGTTAGTTAGACCTTCCATTTTAAAAATATTATCGCCAGGTAATAAATTAATAAAATAACGGTTCGTTCTTTCCAAAATTGGAGTATGATTCATTGTCACATAATGACCATTTAAAATAATTTTATTACCAGCAACTAAACCCCAACTATCGTTTTTAGTTGGGTTATATTCAAAATATCTACCTGTTGCATCATACAGTCTAAAGTTATTAACCGACTGCTTTACCTCGATGGTAATAATACAATTGTCTTTTTCTTGTATTGTTTTCAATGGAACAGTACCAGCGTTGTATATATTGAATTCTTTCTTATTACTGTATTGATAAGTGGTTTTATCTACATCTAATCCCATTCCAAAAGACCAATGATCGTTAAATGGGACACCGCCATTTTTGTGTAAATCCATGCTTTTATAACGGCTTATCCAGTAGGGTTGTCCTTCAATCCTTAACGGAATATCCGCAGTAGCAAACGTTCTATTGTTTTGGGGTCTCTCAAATCTATATGAATCCACTACGCGCACTTTCATAAGTTTATTACCCTGTTGCACCTCGGTAACATAAAACGTCCCTAAACGCTTAAAAAAAGCGAATACCCTATCTCGCTTTAATCTAAAGTCGGTAGGGTCATTCGCCTTTAATCTTGCATGTATACTCATTTCTCTGTCTCTATCTGTATAACCCGTAGTAATGTTACCGGGTATACCTGTCAATCTATGCTCGGTGGGTTCTTCTGATGTAGAAGAAACATCTAAATCCAATCCTCTTAACCCATAACCTAATTCATCAGTAGGAAGGGGGATTGGATTGAAGTTTAAATCGTATATTTGAAAGTAATCTTGCATTAATAAGCACCCTTCCCATTGAATATAGCGTGTTTACTTGCTTGTTTGGCATCGTAACGATTGAAAGACCGCCCAATGTCGCCTTCCGATAACACAGGTTTATTAGCTATTTGGCGATTAGATATTACTAATTCAGTAAGTAATTGCACTTGTTTCGTGAGTTTATCGACCACAGTTTCAAGGTAACGATTATCATCACTACCACCACTACCACCACCAACACTAGGCAACTGATTCGGACGTTTATTCCCTTGTATTTCTTTTCCAGCTAAAGCTAATAGTTTCATAGCTTCTGTGCGTCTGTTTGGTGCGGTTGGTATTATCCACTCTGGCCAACCTTCTTCGCCTAAATGATAAAGACCTTCGTTTACTAATCCGCCTGTGGCAAACTTACGTCCACCTCTAGGCCCCCAACCTCTACGACCGTATGGTAAATCACGGCGCCAAGTTTTGTTATTAAAAAAAGCTAACAACTGATCATAACCAGAATAAATATTACCGTGTCCAGGAACTTTATAAGCAGCAAATGTTTGCGGGATATACTGCAATAACCCTCTAGCAGGATTTCCTGCAGCCGTATTAACATCCCATACAGCAGATGACTGGATAATCTTCTCGTTACCACCAGACTCACGTTGTATTTGGGCAAGAATACCGTTAAGTTCTGCACCTGTTATTTTTTCGCCCATAACCGCAGCTGCTTGGAGGATTACGTTTTTCCATCTTGATACGCCTTTGCCTGTGGGTGCGGAAACAGAACCGCCATCGAAAGAAAGAAAACCATCCAACTTATTTTTAATAAAAGTTAATGATTTATCTTTTAGATAACTGACAATCCCATTACCCATATCTGTTAAAGCTCCACCTACACCTACATTTGGAAATTCCGGTTTAAATTTATCCCACACTTTACTCATTAACCTTTTAGGTCCTTCTACGACCCACGAGAAAAAGTCACCAATTCCATTTTCGTAACCAGGGAATCCGTAACTCTTTAGCATTTGTTCTGTTTGTTTATTCGGTAATACTGCTGTTCCTTTTGGTAGATTTGGATGTAATTCCGGTCCTTTGGTTCCAAGTAGTGTAACCCCTTGTCCTGGGATATACGCTAACTCTCTTCCTTTCTCACCAACGATTGCGGCGCCCCCCGGATGACCATCGGAAGGTGTACCAATTGCATAACCTTTTGGCTTCCACTCAGGTATTTCTTTGACTCCAATTTTATCTAGAACCCAGTTAATACCACCAGTTACTTTGTTTACTGCTTTAGCAACTCCGCGAATCATTTTATCCCAGTTTGATAGCACTTCGCCTGTTGCCCAGTCAATTTCATCAACTTGACCTTTTGCTTGTTTCTTAGCTTGTTTAACAACGCCATTATGCATATCTTCTGCATTTTTTATTGATTCATCACGTTGTTTTTCAGCTTCTTTTATTATTTTGTCCGCTTGTTCAGCTGTAATTGATCCAGTTTCATCACGTTCACGAATCGTAGCAGCCACTACTTCATCGTATTTTTCTTTTGCTTCTTTTACAGTTCCCTTTTTAGCCTCTAAACTATTCTTTACTGTTTCTGCAGCTTGCCTAGATGTTATGTTTTTAGATTCACTTCTAAGGCTTTCCAGAATGGCTTTTTGCTCTACTTCCCCATTTGACATGGTTTTAACCGCAGTATTCATCATTTCATCTTGAATACGATTAATTTCATTCTTTTCAGCTTCGGTTAAAGAGCGTTTTTCTTTACTAGCTTTATCCATGATTTCTTTAATTCTAGCTTCACTGTCATTTACAGATTTTTGTTGTTCCTTTTGCTTAGTTTTCATGTTGTCTAAAATAGCTTGTTGTTCTTTATCGCTTAATGATTTACTGTTTGATAGGAAGCTACTTAAAGATTGATAGCTTTCGTCAAAATCCTCTTTAAGGGACGTTTTGATTTGTTCGCCCATTTCACCAAATGTATCGGTTAACTGTTTAGATATCTCCGGTGTGATTTCTTGGCTTGACCACATTAATTGGTTTAATTGTGCCGTAGCCTCATCATTTAAAGATTTATACCCTAATACGGCTTCCGTAGTAGCTTCTGAAACATTGTCACCAAAATCGGTTATAGCAGGGATAGAATCATCTCTTAAATGGTTAACTAAACCTACCCCGCCTTTTATTAATTCAGGGATAGCAAAGGATGCTAATAATCCCATGGGACCACCAAGGAACCTTAAACCTCCTGCAGCTATTTTTGTAACTCCACCTAACTTACTGAACGCTCCGCCAGCCTTACCAACCAGTCCAGTTAATTTAGATGCTCCTTTACCTGTACTATTAGCAGTTTTACCAAATCCACGTAATAGGCCTCTTGATTTTTTGGAGGACTTACCAACATTATTAACTGATTTACCAAACGTATCTATAGATAGATTATTAACTTTTGCGCTGTTTCCTAATAGATCAAGAGATTTACTAGCTTTGCGTGAATTAATGCTAGTTCTACCTATCCAACCAGCTAACTTTGATAACCCGCCAGATAACGTACCTACCACCTTAAAGGTGCTACCTAATACCAAAGATAACGGTCCGATGGCAGCAGCTAAACCAACTGTAGTTATTATTGTTTTTTGAGTGCCTTTGTCTAACTCTCCAAACTTTTTAACTAACTCTGTACCCTTTGTGATAATATCTGTTAACGGTGGCAATAAATGCTCTGAAACAGCAATTCCTGCACCTTCTAAAGCTGATTGAAACTCACGTAATGAGCCTTTTGTATTATCTTCCATAGTCTTAGCCATTTCACTAGCTGAGCCCTCTGAATTCTCAAGATCCTTCGTGAAATCATTCAAGCCTTTTGACCCTTCAGACAACATGGCAATTAGTCCTGGACCTGCTTCAACCCCTACTAATTGCATGGCTTGCGAACTATCCATACCAGATTTCTCTAATGTTTTTAATATCTCTGATAAAGAGTGCGCTGACGGATTAACTTGTTCTGCTGATAACCCTAAATCTTCCAATGCCTTGGCGGTTTGTCCGGTTGGGTTTTGCAAGGATGCGATCATGCTTCTTAAAGTCGTACCTGCGCGTTCTCCTTGTATGCCGGCGTTTGATAAGATTCCTATAGCTGCGGCGGTTTCTTCCATCGCTATACCCGCACCAGCTGCAACAGGAGCAACATAACTCATCGCTCCACCCATTTGTTCTACGCTTGTATTTGCACTAGCTGCAGACTTGGCTAGGACATCGGCTATTTTCCCTGTGTCCTCCGCTTCTAAATTAAATCCACTCATAACATTAGATGCGATATCTGCCGCCCTACCTAAATCCAACTGACCAGATGCGGCTAAGTCTAATAGACCAGGCATAGATGACAAAATCTGATTTGTATCATATCCAGCCATTGCAAGGAATGACATACCTTCAGCTGCTTGGGTTGCGCTAAATCTAGTGTTTTCTCCCATATCTTTAGCCATGGCTTCAAGCTGATCTAATTCCTCACCAGTAGCCCCGGAGATGGCTTGTACTTTCGACATACCTTCTTCGAAATTCATTCCAGCTACTACTGCAGCAGTACCTAAACCAACAACCGGTGCGGTAACCTTCATCGACATGTTATGACCAATATTCGTTAAGGATTCTCCAGCTTTATTCATCTTTCCAGAAAAGTCACTTAGGTTGGTTGAAAGTTTTCCCCATCCGGATTCTTGATACGCTTGTTCTTTTCTAAGTTTTTCTAATTCATCTGTGGTTCTACCAACATAGCGTTCTAGGTTCTTTAATGCGGCTGCTTGGTTGTGATACTCTCTTGCTGCTTTCTCGCCTTCGATAGTTCCCAGTTTATTTTCTTCGACCATTTTTTCATACTGTTTTCTAGCTTGTTCAGTTACTCGTTTTTGAACTTCTAGTTTTTTGTTAAGACCAGTTAAGCGAGTCTCGTATTTTCCTATGGATTTGTCAGAACGGTCAAATGCTGACATGTTGGACCTCATCTCAGCATTTACACTAGTTAAACGTCTTTTAAGACCTGTTAACCCTTGTTGTACCTGTATATCATCAAGACTTAATCCTATCGATAGTCCTTCGAGCTTTTGTACTATTATGGTTACCTCCTTTCTTTGGAGATATTAAAAATCGCTTATCCACCAAATGCGGCAATAAGTGATTTTTCTTCTTTCGGTTTATTTTTTTCAGCAAGCAATTCAATCACGAAATTATAGGGCATTTTAAGGATTTCGTTTATGTCCTTACCAGATTCCATTAATTCTAAAATAAGCTTGTCTAGGTATTCTTTTTGCTTTTTTGGTGTGAAGTCTTCATCTGTTAGCGATTCTTCTCCAGGTACTTTTTTGTTGCTTCACTTTGCATACCTCTTGCCACAAATAAAATTTGTTCTTGAAGTGTTTGAATCGCCGTCGGGCTGTGAAGTCCTTTTCGCAAATGTTCTTTTGTGAATTGGCCACCATAAACTTTATCTGCAACGAACGCCAACATTTTATCGATTCGTCCTTTTTCATCTTTAGCACTTTTAATTGGTTTTTCTAGTTCTTCGTTTAAATCTACAGCTTCGTAGAGTACATCTAAGTCTATACGCATTGGAGTCCAATATTTTTCGAATTCAGGTTCTCCACCCTTTGCCACTTCTTTCGGATTCTTAATCAATTCGATCATATTTCTTATTAATTCAGCCATTTAATTACCTCCATAAAAATAGAGCAGGGATTATTCCTGCTCTTTGATTAGTTGTTTTCCAATTTTGTTATTAGTAGATAAGAGTTCTTGAATACGTTCATCATCCACTTGAACACTTTTTCGTGGATATTTATCACCTTTAAAATAAATTGCGCCATTATCCTCTAAGTCTTTAAAATCATGTACAACAATATATTTTTTAGGTTTTTGTTCCAATTCAGCGACTTCTAATTCCGCTTGAAGTAAATTTGCGAGTTCGTCCTTTTTCATTTTCTCATTAAATTCAATTCCAAGTTCGGTAAGTTTTTCTTTAATTTCATCCTTTGTCATGGGTTACGCTCCCTCCGGTTCTGAAGGTGTTCCAGCATCCGGATGTGGTTTACCAAAAACCTTCTGGAATATTGCATCACGATTAGTAGTTGAACCTTTTTTATCCTCGCCAAAAATAACGGATTTTTCTTCAGAAAAACCATCTATTTCTCGATCCATAAACTGTGCTGAAATTTCTTCTGTAGAAAATTCAGTGCTTTCTCCTTTGGTTTGTCCAGTTACGTTTGGACGAGTGAACATACCCTTTGGTAGTCCAACATATTGCCTTGACCCATCTTCATACGTTTTAGCAAATACAACTGCTACATAAGGTGGGTTATCATTGCTTCCGGTAGCAGTTAGACCTTCAACAGTTTCCCACCCTAACAATTTCTGTTTGTCTTCAATTGGGATTTTATGAAACGTAGAGTTAACTGAAATATTACCGTTTGATACAGCTAATTCTGCTGTTGTGTTATCCCCGAATGCACGAACTACTTCTTGCGGCATTTCAACGGTAATATTTTGTAAAAACTTTACTCGTTCTATATACGTTGCTGCAGTAGTGTCTCCTATTTCACCATAATAAAATTCGTCAACTCCTGTGGATGCACGATAATTCTTTTCTTCTCCTGCCAAATTAATCACTCCTTATTTAAAATAAAAATGACAGCCTTATAAGCTGTCAAAGTCTTCACGATATAAAGTTCCTCTGTACCTATCTGCTTTTCTAAAAACACCCTCATCGTATTCATTGGGACCTTTGATTTGTTTGAATCCTAATTCATTCCACATAGTATCTCTGATTGTATTTGCTAGATTTAAGGTTATTGTTCGATTTTTTGTCCATACATCAATCTGTATTAAGAAATCTAGCTTAGTCCATGTATTATCTGCAAAATTAATAGGACTACCATCATCAAGAGGGTCTAGAACAATATGAGGGTTGATTACATCTCCAGTCTCTGGATATTCATAATACTTAATCCTTCCAAATGCTTGTTCCTTGATGTATTCATCGGCAATAAGGTGGTTATAAATAATCGATAAAATGTCCATTATAAACCTCTCCTTACCGCTTCCATGATAGCCTTTTGATAAGCGTTTTCCGCATTTTTAAGTGCTCTGGCAATTGCGCCTTTACCTCGTGGATTAGGATTTTTAACGGTGCCCCATTCGTTAAGATGAATAACACGATAGCGACCGTGTGGCCCTCTCCAATGGACTTTAATGGTACGTACACCACCAACCCACATTGGTTCTGATACGGTGATTTCTTCAAGAGTGTACCCTTTGGAATACTCTTTACCGTCAGAGAATGTCTTTACTTGCGCTTGCAATTCTTTTACGAATACTTTAGCTCCTGCTTTTAATGCTTCATCACTAATACGCTGCATGGCTTGTTTTCCTAAACGATTTTCTAAATCGCTCAATAACTTATTCACTCCAGTTATTTCAGCACTCATGACGAAATACCACCCACGATTTTTATAAACGCATTATTCTGTGGGTCGGGAAAGCTATGTTTTACGTTAAACCTTTTTCCTATATAACCACGAGCATCAACCTCAACATAATGCTTGTTAGTGGGAAGGTAATCGTCTAATGGATCTCGAATAGTGATAGTTATATCCTCTATGGTTCCATTGGTTTTTGCTTGCTCCAAGTCTTTCATCCACACTTCATCAATTTTAGCCCAAGCTGTATAAAGTATTTGTTTTTTCGTTTCCCCTGGTTCGGGACCAAGATTAGGAGCATATTCATAAAAAGTAACTGGAGTTCTTAATTCACCGCTATGAACTCTAGGTGGCTTGTATTTAAATTCCCTCAACTGGTTCACCTTCTTTTAATGCGATATCTAAAGAAAGACTGTTGATTTCACTCAAGAAATTATCTTCAAAGTATTCTACCGCATCATTGTATGCATATCTTGTGCGCTCAAATACAAGTTCTTTTGCCTGGATGTCCGTATCTGAATCACCTTCAATATCGAAATCTCCACATTTGCTTCTGATATACGAAATAGAAAAGGACAACAACTGTTTCAAGTTATTGTCCTCGTTGTGTGATATATGCATACGTTCTTTAAATTCCGTTAATAATTCTGGTGTGACCAATTAGATCACCTCCAACTTATGCGCCTTCTGGTACTTCTGGTTCTTGAACTGGTTCAAGTTGTAAATCATAAACTTGAGCAGCATAATTATCTTTTGGTTTGCCAGTTGCAAATTGTTTAGCAATATATAACTGTGCATCTTGCATCGCTAGTGTTTGGTCAAACTTATTAACTTGCATCGCACCGCCAATAGCAGCAATATATTCTCCTTTAACAAAGAACAGCACTTTTCCTTTAGGTACGAAAATGGATTCTGTTTGAATAGGATTGAATGGTAAGTTAGTGACATAAGCGCCGCTATCATTTTGTACGGTAGCATTTGCACGAATACCAAAAGTATCAAATGGATTAGTAACCATAACTACTTTTCCGGATACATTACGAACCTTTTCTACATTATCCTTTCCGACTGGACGGATAGAAAGTTTTTCAACTACCCCTTTTAATTCGTTAATTGTTTTACGTCCTGGTTCAAATGTTAATGTTCCAGCTGCAGTTTTTTCAACAACTGCTCCATTTTCTTGTTTTTCATATAGAAGTCCAATTGGTTGTGATTGTCCATTACCTGCAACAAAACCTTTTTCTAAACCAACTGTCATAGCTTCCACAATCATGGTACGTACATAACGTTCGATCCAAACAGGTCCAAGTTGTAACATGTCATTATGAATAGGAATAAATGCAGTTAATTTAAGTTGGGTGATAGATTCTTTTCGGAATGTCGCATTTAATTGCCCTTGGATATCACCGAATAAATCTCCCCATACTGCGGCACCTTCTGGATCAGAATAAATGAATTCTGTTACCGCACCTAAGTTTTGGATTCCTAAATGTGTTAGTAGTGGATGTGCTTCTACCAAATCCTCAAATACACGTTCTTGGGTTGTTTTTGGAAGAGTGTCAATATCTTTAAATCCACCTTCTTCAATAACTGCATTAAAGAATTTAGTTTCTTCGCTAGTCAAAACGTTTTGTCCACGAGATTGAAGTACAGAATTGTCAGCCATATGAGTGCTTACTTCGCTCATAATATCTTTCTGTACGTCATTAGCTAGTGCTTGAAGCATATTATTTAATGCTTCTGTCTGTTCTTCTGGAGTTCCTTCCTGTGTTGCTTTAGCAAATGCTAATTTTTGTTCTTCAAAATTTGTAAATGTAATTGGCATTGTCATTCTCCTTTATTTTAAATTTAAAAAGAGCGCTGATAGGTTCTGCTTAGGTGCAGTCTTTTCAGGCTCTTTTGGTTGTAATTCATTTTTTATTTCATTTTTAAATTCTGCAAACATTTGTTTTAGAGTTTCTTCACTCATACCAGTAGATGTGAATACGGGTTGTTCTTTCGTTGAAAGTTTAGCATTAAATTCCTTCGCTTTATCCTGGAACATTTCGGATTCAACTTCTTCTGGTTCTGCATCAATAATTTCATCGATTAAACCATATTCTAAAGCTTTGGATGCGGATAGATATGTTTCATCATCAAGAAGTTTCGCCGCCGTGTCTGCATCGATTCTGTGAGTATACGATGCTAGAACAGATTCACCAACACTATCTAGATCATCAGCTGCCTTCCGTAATTCTTTTGCATTCCCCATTACAATTGTCCATGCGTTATGAACCATCATTTGGGTATTTTTATAAGCCTTAATCACATCGGCTCCCATACAAAGAATCGATGCGGCACTAGCTGCGATTCCTGTGATCGTTACGGTTACCTTGCCTTTATGTGCTTTTAGTGTATTACCGATATCAATTCCTAAGAACACATCACCGCCATATGAGTTGATGGAAAGCTCAATTTCTTCATCTTCTTTAATAGAACGCATTTTATAATTAAATTCATAAATGCTAGAATTCCATCTGACCATATCTCCTGTGATTTTATGTTTCACTCATTCTCACCCCCTCCCGAGTCTCCATCCTCGGTATAGTTTTTCGTGATGTAATATCTTTCAAGTATCGGATCATCAACAGGTTCATCTCCCAACTTATCACGTAATTCATTTCCGTTATACATACCACCAGCACGTAATTTGTCTACAGCTGAAGCGACATCAAATATATCTCGATATGTCGGCCTACGAATATCCATTTTTCTATCTTTCAAGTAATCACTTTTACCAAAAAGCTGGCTATTAAGCTCGTCACCAATTTTCTTTATAAATGGATCGATGCAAAAAAGCATAAAATTACGTGTAGGTTTTTCTACATCCGCCATTTCACCGAGAACTAGAGCAGGAGGTATCTGCATTGCTCTTGCAACCATAATTAAAAACCCATCCGCTGTTTTATTTACTTCATCAACAGATTGGGTTTTGGTTCCTTTACCAGTATGCTCTTCGTACTTATAACCCTTTTGTTGTGGAACAATTGCGATGTCTTTATTAGTAAAAGCACTATACATCTTATTGATAAAATTCTGGATTTTATCTCTTTTTTCTTCAGCAGTACCATTTACTCCTTCAATATCAACAGTTCCTCGAATCTGATCTTTTCTTTTTTGAGCGTTAATAATACGACCAAATAATTCTCCATAATCAGAATAGAGACCATCAATAATTCGAGTTAACTTTTCATTGTTATATTCCAGATAAATAACGTCTTCTCTTTTAAATGTCCTCTGGTACGTGTGATTTTTAATAGTGACATCTTTGAAAGTGTCACCGTAGAGTGCGTATTCAGTCCTGGTAAACGTATCGGCTACTAATAAATCCTGTGTATCGGATTGAATAATTAAACATTCATTATCATAAACAAGCTTGTAAATGACCTGCTCCCAAAAGGTTGCTGCAGATTGATTCAAATTTGGTTTAACATTTAGGCGATAATACATTTCATTTTTAATGGACCTTTTACCATCTTTTATTCGAAATTCAGACATGCTAATGGTCTTGGCGATTAAGTTTATACACGTTTGAATAGCTATTTTTTTCATCTGGATTCGATTTGATGTATCTTCTAATAAATCCAAGTCCATCATGACCTCTAATTCGCTGTTTTTTTTAAACAAGTCTATGAATCCTATTTTTGATCACCTCCCTAAAAATCAATTGCATCTAAGTAAAAATCCTCTTCATCTTCCAAGATGTTATCCGCTTGCCACAAGGCATGAATAAACGCTTGGAATCCATCCGTTTTCCTTCTTACTTCATCTTTTTTCAAATACTCTTTATTACCATCTTTCTTTATCTGTACATAAACATTATTGGTGTACCATCGCATTAAAGGATTATCACCATAAATAACATTATGTTGAGCGAAAAGCGTCTCCACTCGTGGTGCTAAGAGAGAGTGAATAGCTTTCGGATTTCGTATATAAATTAATTCAAATCCTTCTGCTTCAAGTGCGCTCTTAACCAAATCTAGTCTAAACGTATCGGCCACAATTCTATTCACCCCATATGACTCTCGCATTTCAACAAACCAATTAACGATATGTTTTATATCGATAACTGGACCATCTAATATAGTTAGTAATCCTGCTTCTTCCCAGTCTTTTATAGGTGCCTGAAGTTCTACGTTGTTTAAAAAACCTTGTCTAACAAACGAATGAGTTTTCCAAATATAATCTTCACCAACCTTGAACAAAAGACCGACTGCTGCAAAGTCACGAATACTTGCAAAATCTAATCCACCAACAGCCACACGGTGTTTAAGGTCTGGAACTTTTCTTAATATCTTTTGTTCATCATTCGGATTTGTTTCATAACCGGTTCTCCAAATTTCTTCCCATGTAGCAACTGAAGTTGTTAAATCCGTTGCTGGGCAATTCATACGCTTAGTCATAAAACGGATTCTTGCGGATGGCTTAGAATTTCCTAGTGAAATGTATTGAGTTTTAACTTTCCTAAATAATTCTTTCGCATATTCACTCATCGGTTCATGAAACATTGGATTAGCTTTTTGCCAATTCGATTCATCGTTCATTTCTGATTCATCGTCCAATGTGGCCATGAACACAAACAAAGGATCGTCTAACGATTCACCTTTGAGAACACGAATAGCACGCTCTTTTAAATCGTCTAGATAACCGCCACGGACAAAACCATCCGTAGTGATAAAGAACTCTCTTGAATGTTTTACTTTTCCTAAACCAGATGAGAAAACATCAACAATGGCTGAATCTTCATACTCGTGGACCTCATCATAAATAACACACCCATCACGTAAACTATCTTTTGTTTTAGCGTTAGAAGTGTGATATTTGATTCTACCCTTTCCGGTTCGACTCACGATTTCAGAGCGCTTGGCATGAAATAACGATTCTAATATTTCGCTGTTTTCGGATTTTTTTATGGTGTTAAAAACTTCATCAAATGAAGTCATTGCCTGTTCTTCACTATTAGCCACAATCGACACATTATAATTATCGATACCGTGTAGATCGCTAATAAAAAAGTTTACTAATGATGAAATTAACCCGTTCTTACCCGCCCCGCGCGCTTTGTATAAAAAGAATTGTTCATAGAATGGGTAGTTACCTTCTTTGTAATACAGAAACACAAACGCAGTTATAAACTTCTGAAACGGCATTAATTTAAAGTAATTCTTTTCGGTGAAAGCAATGTATTTTTCATGAGTGACTTCATCAAAATAAATATCATCACGATTAAGAACAAAGTTTTTTAAATAAGAAAATAAAAGAACCAAATACTTACTGACTTTAATTTTGCCAGTTTCGTATTGGTTCATATAATATTTAACGTGTTTATTTATTTTCATCTATATCAAATCACTTGCTGTAAACTTCGGTTTCCCATTGTTTTTATCGTCAATAAAATTGAAAGTACGTTCTATGTTCATAATCGATGAATTCACTTTATTCATTTCGTTTAACAGAGGGTGGGATTTAACAAACGTCTGACTAGCATTAGTTGTCATAACGGATACACCCTCTTTTTTTACGGTTCGTTCCATCCGTCTATACATCTCAATGTGCTTCAAGTACCTACCGACTTTTTCAACCTCCACAGGGTTAGATGTATCTATCCTTGACATGAGATAATCCTTTATTTTATCAATGCCAACGTCTGTTCTTAATTTGTCTGCCAATCTTCACCACCCCCCCTAACGTGTGAATTTGGTTATAAATCTGGAAAATCGAGCCCCCTTCACCGGTGCCCCATAAGGAATTTTTCACGAAACTTTTCGGCGGGGGGGTATCATTTTCTTTTTATGAACCTACTAATTATTGGTCCTTTACATTTCTTACATTTAAATCCATCCATATATTTATAATTCGTTTCTTCCCATCCACACTGTTTGTTTATACAATAATGTTTAGTTAACGGTGCTTTCATACTGCTACCACCTCTCATCATTCCACTTAGGTTCTTTTCTGAAGAACTTAAACACTCTTCCATGCTTTTTGTTATGACAATTAACACAAAGAGTTTCCAAGTTATCATCATCCAATGCTAATTCTGGATAGTCTTCTAACTCTTTGATATGATCCACGACCAATTGTATCTTCTTACGCTTTGCACTCTCACTATACTCATTGGTATCAATGGTAACTCTACCTTGACGTTTACACTCTTGGCATTCGTAGTTGTCACGTTGCTTGATCCGTTTGCGCTTTTGTTTCCAATCAGAAGAATCATAGAACTTTCTTTTCTGTTCCCTGGTTTTGTATTCAGTCATTGGTTAATCACCAACTAACATTATCCTTATCGTATGTTTTAGCTTCATTAATCTAACTTCTAACCTAAATGACCACCGGTCTAATCTTGTCCTGAATGTTTTAAAGTTCGCTTCTTTCCATTTATGTTTTAAATATCTATAGGAATGCTTTTCTAAATATTCTTTGGTATAAAGATAATTTCCTTGCTTGTGCGGTTTATAGTAATCATACTTCTTATAATGTTCCCAATAACTTTTATCGATCGCTAACTCATACCTTTTGTTGTCGTCCAATGATGCGAGTCCTAACTTTCTAACTTTGTTTTCAAGGTTCATTTAATCACTCCATAATAAAAAGACACCTACAATTAAGTAAGTGTCTTTAACTAATTCTATTCAAATATATTTGGATCAAAGTATTCTTCTTTAATAGCCATACCATCACCTTGTCGCTGCATATTATACTTAGCGATGTTATCACCTTCATGTAAGTATGGAACTTCCCAGAAGACAGTTACTTCATTTACATCTTTGTTATCAGCAAGTCTTGCTCCTAAATCATTGGAGTACATCTCAATCATGTCTTTAGAAGTACCAGCTGTATTCTTTGCATCAAATGATAAATAAACTAAAGTAATATATCCTTCACCTGTTCCTAGGTCTTCATTAATCTTTATGTCTTTAATGCTTGTATCATTATAATCTTCAATGTATGTTTTGGCTTCTGATTCGATTTGGTTCTGAATATCAGTTGTTTCGTCTGTTTCGGATTGAGAGTCATCTGTTTCATTATTTGATACTTCTTCAACTTCTTCCGGTTCTTCTAACTCTGCATCCGATTGGTCATCTTCAATACCCAATCTTTCTTCTTCAGCTTTAATTGCGTCATCTGTTGGATCCTGTTCTTCCTCATTACTTCCACAACCCACCAATATGATTAATAAAACAATTAAACTGCCTAATACCTTTTTCATAACCAATCATTCCCCCTATAAATTATCTATGAGACCATTATAGATGGAATTGGAAGGATTATGCAATTAGGTAATATGCTACCTTCTCCTAAACGCTCCGCCTTTACCACGTTTATAAGTGTCTCGATTAACGCCCATAATATCATGCCAGTTAACTTTTTCAGATTTATTCTTTTTATAGTTGTACTTTTTTAATTTCTCATGTTGTTCTCTGCTAAGATGATTTGCCAATTTCATATCATCACCTCACATATAAAAAGGCACCCACCAAAGATGAGCGCCTTCTGTATATAAACTTCTCTAATAACATAATAACTTACATATATAGGAATATCCTGCCATTCTTCTGCCAAGTTTCTGCCATTTGTCTGCCATTATTTTTAAATGTTATATTTTTGTTTTAACTCTTCTACTTCATTTTCAACAATCATTAGTGCTTTTCTTTCTTCCAATATGTCATTTTCTGAGGCATTAGGTCTTTCAATATAATATTGCAATGCATGTTTTATTATCTGTAGCATTTTATATCTAGTCATTGTTTTTTCACTCCATAGTCGAAATCCGTTTTAACGTAGCCCTTGCATCTTATCTAATTTCAAATTAATTTCCTGTTGATCTGAAATATCTATACCAAAGACAGGTTCATATAAACATGAATAGGATTCTACTTTATCTCCTACTTTAAGTTCAAATATCCTTCCGCCTTTATAAATCACACTCCATGGAACACCTTTATATATGCCTGATTGATTGAACAATAATTTAGACACTCCTTTGCTTTTTTTCGCTCCCTATATCCCTATATTCAATTACCCATATCTTAAAGACTGTATAACTCGTCAATCCTCCAAATCCCTTGATACATATAAAGCAAAACCATATCCCTAAAATGAGTTCATCATAAGCAAAATGAAGGTAACTAATAAAGATTAAAAAAACTAATAGAACTTACATTCTTATATCTTGAAGCCTTTCATAGCCTTATCCATCTCATCTTGGTCGATACCGATATACATTAACGTGATCTTAGGATCTGAATGATTAAATATCTTCTGTAAGATAGCCACGTTTTTATATTGTTTGTAGAAATGATACCCAAACGTCTTTCTTAATGTATGAGTGCCTATGTCATCTAAGCCAAATTGGGATGCAGCATCTCTTAATATCTTATATGCCATGCTACGACCAATGGGCTTATTTACTCCCTCTCTACTCTTGAATAGAAACTCATAATCCTCTTTATCTTTTACATACTCTTTAAATTCTTTTCTAAGACCTGGAGTCATTTCAATACGTTTTTTCTTCTTTGTTTTTATTTCAGTTAAATTAAAGTATGGTTTCTTCGTATCCGATACTCTTAATTCAAGAATATCGGATATCCTTAAACCACTATTAATCCCTGTAACAAAAAGCATGTAATTACGATAACTCTTTTCTCTTAAATATATCTTGATAGCACGTATTAATTCTGGATCCCTAATAGGTTGGACAAAATTCAACTTGCCTCACCGCCTTTTGCTTCTTCTTCATAAACTTCAATTTTTAAAATTAAAGCCAATTTATAAAAGGCTCTTGCTTTGATACGGTAATATTTCCTCTCGCTAAATCCTAATTGGTTATACACCTCATAATCGAATATATCGTCTTCTTTAAAATATCGATTGATTATTATGGACCTTTCTTGATAAGCTAACCGATTTACAGCCCTTTGAATTCGACTGATAAAATCCTTTCTCTTTTTCTCTTGATCTATCTTTTTGATAGCTGTATCTTCTGTGCTGGAATGGAATTGGTTGCTAGGTGCAGAAGGAACAAGTTTGAACGTAGAAGTAATCTTAGGTTCATTGTCTTCTGGATCCATAAGTAAATACATTCTATATTTATCAAGTATTGATTCAACAGCATTTCTTGTTGCTTCTCTATCTATCTCTGGTAATTCAAAAGTTAATTGCATCTTACCGCCCCCACTTGGCATAAATTTAAAAATAAAAGGGCACAAATTAAGCCTATCGCTCAATCTGTGCCCCGGTTTTTCCAGTAGCATATTATTTATTTTTAGTCGAACTAAGCACTTTTAGTTTCTTTTTTCTCCAATTGCTCAATTACCATCTGTAATCCAACCCAGTAACCAATCAATCGAACAGGCATTATTTTTCCTAAATCCCAAATATATTCCATCGTATCCGAATCAATTGAAGTATCTTGATATACTGGCATTAACCATGCACGATAAGATTCAAGTGATGTACTTTCATCAATTGCGGAAAGAATACCTCTATAAATTTTTCTTGAATCTTCGTATTGTTCATCAAGCTCGTACTCGTTCCAATAATGATTTAGCTCTTTCTTTGCTAGTGCTTGGTCAAAGTTCCAACGCTCCTCACAAAACGCTTCTAATTTCCCTGTGAAATAATGTAGATCAAAATCTTTAATGTTATCTAAAGTTGCTGAACAAGTAAGAGAATAAACGGCTTCTCCTATATCACCTGAAATAAATACATTATTTCCTGATAGAACATATTTTGTTCGATACATATTGGTTCCTGGCCTACCCCATTCAATTACTTGCAATCCTTTTTCGCCTTTTAATTTAGCAACGTGATCTTTGAACCAATTATTTTTAATTTCTCTCTTCATTCTTTCGATAAAATCCATCTTCATTTCCCTTTCTTTAGTTCATATTTAGTTTCATTTTGTATACTTCACTTCATACCTTCCTAACTTACCTTCCTGCCATTTTTGAACCACCTCGCCAAATCCACTAATAGGTTTGTCCAGTTTTTCTACCTTTCCATCTTTCACTCTATAAAGAGCATCCTCATCTAGATTTATTTTAATTGTGGTTTCCATGTACTAGCCCCCTGCATTCTCTTTTCTGTTATGTACACTCTTTCTAAGGTGAATAAGCTGCATTCCTCTATATTTCTTCCATCAGGAGTTTTTAAGACTTCCATTCGATGTAATTGCCTGATTAGAAATTCCTTTCTTTTTCTAACTTCCGTTTCACGTAAATTTACATCGATTTCCTGCATGTTCAATATTTGTCCACCTTCCGTATGGTTTTTTTAATAAAATACTTTCTTATAGATTGCTTCATAATAAACATCTTGATCAGTATGGAGAAACTCTACTAGAGTTCCTTTTCTCCTAAAATATTTTTGATGTGCTACCTTCTTTGTGATAGGACTAATGCACTCAAAGCCACGACTTTCTTTATCAATACATAACTTTAAACAACCATATTTAGTCGGATGACGTACTTTACTTATAGCCGGATTCATATAATCACCTCAATAACCATTTACCTGGCGTTCATGATTAATTTTGTTTTTCTCAAGATAAGCTTGTTCGATTTGTTTTAGGGTGAAGCCTAATTCTCGTCCTAATGTCATAAAGTACTCAAACCCCTCAAAATAATCAAAGTAATCATTGTCATTAAGAATGTCCCAATTAATCACAAACAAGTTGCTAAATAATTTAACTACATCTTTTTCATCCATATATGACCAATCAACAGAACTATTCAAAAACTTTTCTGCCCCTAACTCCAAGCCAATACTCAAAATGAAATGCAATCCATCAACATATTCTTTTAATGCTTTTTCATAATCGTTTTTCTTGTTTGACCAGAACTTGAATACCTCTGGAAGTTCATTTGCTAATTCACCTAACTCAACTTGCAATGCAAGAATCTTTTCATCCAGCAGATCCTGTCCTTCCAGACCTTTTTCTTTTACAATGTGATAATCCAATCCAGCTTGTATTTCAAATAAATTTTGTAAATCCATTGTTTTCCTCCTTTATTTAGTTAGCTTTTTATTCGTACTGCTAATTAGTTTCCTTCATTGTATTTGCTAATTCTCCTTGTAGTTTTAGTAACTTTTTCTTTAGAAAGTCTACCTCTAACTCTTTAGCATCAATGGTTTCTTGAATATATTCCATTTCAGCTAAAATCTTTTCTGGAATCTTTTTCACGATTTTCACTCCTTCACAATTTGTTTCAATTCCGAACATACTTTTCTTGATACTTTTCATCCCATTTACTTAACCTATCCATGATTTCATGTAAGTTTTTAATTTGTGTTTTATTCAAGGCTTCAACTGCAATATCCATATTAATAATTACTTTAGTAGGCGTTTTACTTAATGCTTTTCTTTTGTTGCCCCTCATGGTTTATCACCTTTCAATGCTTCCGCAGCGGCTGTTTTCATCGATTAGTAGACCTTTTACATGTATCGCTTTAAAACAAGCTTGTAGGGTAGCGTAACAGCCTTTAAAAACATAGCTTGTTACATCCATTTGATTGATTGGCGAAAAGTACGTTTCTTCTCTCTGTACAACATAATTATTTTCATCCCATTTAATAACTCGAACATTGTCAATTTCTAAGATTGTTGGTTTAATCATTCCGCACTCACATCCAATCGTTTTTCTGCAAAACATAAAACTTTACAACGCTTTTTAACTTCACTTCTTGTGCAAGTTAAAAGGTTCAATGTAATTTCTTCTGCATTTACTTCCGTAACTACTAATGGAAAATTGTCCATTTTTTTGACGAGAACATCACCGACTTTTAGTTCCCGCGGTTTTCTGCCATGTTCATTAAAAAATCTACGTTCTTTTTCTTGTTGGATTTCTTCTTGGGTGGCATGGCGAATATCTACGATAGAAGAGAAGTTCAATTCATCATCGTCAACCCAAACGCGGTCATCGTCAACGCCCCTATGGTCAATACGCGCAACTTTATTGTGATGCATATCGTAAACCCAATCCCCAACTTCAAACTCCGGTTCTACTTCATAACCATGAAGAAATATATTTCCAATTTCTCTTCCTGTGAATCTGCAATCCAAAATTTCATCTGATTGGACAAACTGTTTCAATCTTTTGATCGCTTTAGCTTCTTCTTTTGTGATAATTACCTTTTCCATCCTCTACCCCTCCTGATTTAATGTTTCCAGTATTTCAACGTCATCCTTGCTAAATGTCAGTGATCCAGATGGACTATAATCCCCTGATTCCCAATCAGCCAGAAACTCTTCTCTTTCGTCCGCATAAGTGCCAAAATACGGATCTTGCTCTTGGATATAAACAAACTCCCTCCAAACGTTGTCATCTTTTTCCTGCCAGCTAACAAGAGTGTAATAACCATCAGGGCTCAATAATCCGTCCGTAACAATGACCTCTTGACCATCTACCAAATTCATTGACTCTCTGTAAAGATCTATATCTTCCTGCGTTACTTCCCCGATACCATCTTCAAATGCTGTTTTAACTTGATCGTCTGTTTTATTTGCTGTTTTTAATCTTGCTTTATATAATTTAATTTCCATTTATTTCCCCTCCAAATTAATCAATTTAAGCCCTTCTAAGGCAGTTTATTTATTTTATCGGAATCGCCTTTAATCACTCGATTTAAATACCATGAAGCCTTTTTCAAATCTTCTATACCGCCTTTCTTTTCATGACGGAAAATATATTTAACAACATTCCCTAGGCAGTACGCTTTCTTGCCCTCCATACCTTCTGTTAATTGCTCTATAATTTCTATTACTTCTGTTTTCCCTTGATAGTGAGAAGGGTTATTTACGTTATCATCCATTTTTTCATCCCCCTTAGAAAGGCAAATCTGAATCATTAATATCAATTGGTTGTCCATTGTTAGCGAAAGGGTCCTCGTTACTATTGAAATTAGGTTGATTCTGGTTGTTTTGTTGATATGGTTGAGTGTTTGTTCCTGTTTGACCGTTTCGCCCTGTATTGCCGTTATTTTTGCTTTCTAGAAACTGAATGGATTCTGCTAAAACTTCGGTAACGTATACCGTCTTTCCATCCTGTCCTTCGTAGGTTCTGGTTTGGATTCTTCCATCAATTCCAATTTGGCTACCTTTTTTCATATAGTTTGCTAGATTTTCAGCAGGCTTTCTCCACGCCACGCAATTTATAAAGTCGGCTTCACGATTTCCTTGTTGATTCGCAAATGGACGATTAACCGCAAGAGTAAAGTTTGCTACCGCAACTCCAGTGGGCGTGTACCTCAAATCAGGGTCTCTTGTTAATCTGCCTACTAAAACTGTTCTGTTTAAACTCACTTTTATCACTCCGTATCTTTAATTTTTTTCATATCTTCTAAATAAAATAGCTTCTATTTTTTCCTGTGTTTTAGGACCAATACCTGGTTGTTTCTTTAATTCTTCAAATCGATCTAAAAAATAACTTGTTGATTGCTGAATTCCGTCCCATTTTCCTTCTTGATATTTCTTTTCAAGTAGTGGATTTTTTGCCATAGACTAGCAACCTCCCAATCTGGTAAAATGGTGATACGACAAAAATTAAATAATACTTTTTAAAATCTGCTCTTCGGTAAAAGAGTAGATTTTTTATTGTTCAAGAACAAAACCATCTAAGTAATCCTGTATTTTGTAATAACATTTAGTGATATTACTGCAGCATTCTTCTGTTGTTTCTGTTATTAATTCAAACAATCCCACTTTATTTAATCGCACCTTCATTTCTCCTACTGTAATCTGTTGATCCTTATCCATTGCTCTTAACTTTTGGAGCAACGGATCCTGGTCAATTCCAAGGAAATCGTAAATCATTGTTTGTTCCAATTTAGACCATTACTCCTTCCTGACCTGAATAACGACGATCCAAGTCTAAAAATTTCCCATACTCTTTCAAGAAAGCCAATTCAATGGTTCCAGTTGGCCCATTACGTTGCTTAGATAAAATGATTTCAATAATGTTTTGTTTTTCGGATTCTTTGTTGTAATAATCGTCTCGATACAAGAACCCAACCACATCTGCATCTTGCTCGATGTTTCCGGATTCCCTTAAATCGGACATCATTGGGCGCTTGTCCATGCGACTTTCAACACTTCTAGACAACTGCGACAAAAGAACAATTGGTATCTTTAAATCTTTTGCTAGAAGTTTTAGGTCTCTCGTTATGGAGCCCACTTCCAAATCCCTTCGCTCATATCTTCCGGTTGTCCTAATCAATTGGAGATAATCGATAATGACAAGGTGCTTTTCCTCTGGATTACGAGTCACTGCTTTTCTGATTTTAGCCTTAATATCGTTAATTGTAGTTGCGTTCTCGTGAATATTTAATTTCCAAGATGATATGGTCCCAATTGCATGAGTCGCCTTCTCATAATCCTCTGTTGAAAAGTTCATAGACCGCCATTTTTGTCCATCTACATTTGCTTCTGATGAAATCATTCGTTGTAAAAGTTGTTCTGTTCCCATTTCCAAGCTAAAGATATGAGTAGTACCTTCATGCTTGCAATGTCCTGCGCCTATATTTAAGGCAAATGCCGTTTTCCCCACCGATGGGCGTGCAGCAATAATGATCAGATCACTTGGTTGAGTTCCTCCAGTCATGTGGTCAAAATCTGAATACCCAGTTAAAAATCCAGATTCTTCTGGTGGATCCATCATTTTTAATGCTATTTCTTGTAAGTGTTCGTATGTAGTCTTTTCTTGCTGTTGGACTCCTATATCTTTAAGTCCTTCTAATTCCTTAACAAGTAATTCTAGTGATTCATCATCTGGGTTTTCTGCATATCTTAAAGCCATTTCCTTGCTTTTTCGGTTTCGGTAGGCTTCCAAAACAAGATGTTCATAATTCTTTAATGCTTCTGTACTTGGGATAGATTCAGCAAGTTGAGTTAAATATGTGACTCCTCCAACTTGGTTTATGTCATCACCCAATTCAGAAGTTACGGTGACAATGTTGATCGCTTGTTCTTTTCTTGATACCTCTTGCATAGAATTAAATATAAGCTTTAACCTAGGGTCATAAAAATGTTCTGGAGATACTATCAAACTATCGAATAACGTACCTTCAAAAAGGATGGTTCCGATAACGGCCTGTTCTGCATGAATGTTATTAATCATTGGCCTTATCCTTAAAAAGCTGTTCCATGTGTCTGCGGAAGTTTTCTTTTACTTCCTGCGGTACCTTGGAAGCTTCCCTTTCCCATTTTTTTATTTTTTCCAGATGTTTATTTTCTTCTGGAGCATAGGCAGCAATCTCGGATATGGTTGGTGGAAATTTATTTTCTAATGCGTGTTGTTCAGCCTTTGTCATGACCCTTTCAAAATCCATTCGATACATCATCCTTGTCCAACTGTTTACTTTCTCGGTTGAGACTTCAAACGTGGGATAAACGTTTTTAATTAACTTGAATAATTCTATAACCTGATTACGATTCAATCCTACCCCTCCTACAAGTTATCCCAGTCGATTTCCCCTGCGGCTTTTCTAGGCTTGAATGGAATAACATTCATTCTGTCTAGCGCTTCCTCTTTGGTTGTTTGTCGCATAATTCCTATGGTGTACTGTTCTCTTTTACCAGGATGAGCATCAATATGTGTCTTTAATGCATATTCGATTACTACCGGATCGTATTTCTCCCACTTTTTCATAGAGTTATAGATTACACTTTTAGCAATGTTCCCAGTTTTCCTAGTTTCTCGAATAACATCCCAATATTTTTTGTTTAATTTATTAAAATTAGTTATTGGGGAAAACACCGGCAATAAATCTTTGATTTTTGCCGTATAGTATTTATCTTTATCTTTTTCTTTATATTCTTCTTCTTCTTTTTCTTCTTCTTTATATTGTCCACTTATCGTCGACGTATCGTCGGACGTAACGTATAAATTTTTGATGTCCGAATGCTGAACATTTTCACCGACATATGGAATTAATTCCCTATCCTTTACTTCTGTTAATTCTGATTTAACGCAGTCCAGCATGGGTTTACCGCCTCTATTAAGGTTGTATTTCCCCCAATTTTTTATAGCTATTTCTCTTGTTTCTGGATTATATTTTATTAACTTATGATGGTTAATTAAACGATCCAGAAGTGAATTAATTGTTTCAAGCGAATATCCAATATCAAAAGCCATTTGTTTTTTAGTTATCTGATAAATTCCTATTTGAGTTGTATTTCCATTGGTTAATAAATAAAGAAAAAATAATTTATCTTCCGGTGTCATTTCTTCGACAACTTTAGGATCGTCCCAAAATTCCGTATGCACCATTCTAAATTTAGCCATTGTTATCCTCCTTTAGAATTCTTTCACATATTGCAAATTTATTTTCAATACGAATTACATGATAATGGGGGTAGCTTTCCATGTATTTTAAAGTTTTACTCCATATTTCTTCTTCGTTCTTGGATTCAAAAACATATTCTGGCAACAATACTTTATAAGGCACTAACATGGGTTACCCCCTTGTGAATTTGACGTAAGTAGGTTAAAATAAAAGAACAGTTAACTTAGTAACTCGTGTGGCAGCACGAGTTATTTTTGTTTCCAAAATAATGTTTTATTGAAATCAGAATGTAAATTTTCATTAGGATTTCTGTTGGTTTCTGCATCAAGATCACTCGAAAAATTCTTGTCGAATATTACATAAAGATCATCGTTTTCGTCAGTAAATGAAACGTGGCTTATTCTTCCTTCTTGATACCAGCTAACTGAATCTAATAAATACTCATTGCCCCACAATTTGATATAAGCTCTCATTTAAATCCTCCTAATGCAAAAATGATTGAAAACCATACGAACACTAACATTGCGATAAACAAGCCTAGATAAAATCCATCTGCAAATTTTTCGTTCATGACAACATTCTCCTAAGAATTGCTTCTGGACTGATTTGGTTTAAAATCAACTTGGCTTTCTCTATTTCTTGTTTGTCTTTCTTCATTTGATCTAATGCATCCAACGATCGAATTGCATTCTCGTGATAACAAGAAGCTTTGACATAATCTCCTTGCATAAAATGGTCCATAGCTTGCGAAATGCAATAAATATAGCAATCTGCTTCCTGGCTAGCACGTTCTTGATCTGACTTTAAAAACATTGATTTGTTCATATAATCCCTCCTAGTAATATGGTTGCTACTTGTGTTAGTTGACTTAGCATGTGAGCAACACTAGCTACATCGACGTTTAACATTAAGGCAATTAACATATCCATTGAATTTGTTTCTTGTGCCCACCTCTTAGCATCCTCTAAGGTCAGCTTTAATTTATTACTCTCCAGTCGAGATATGTTGCTAGTTGACATATGTAACTTCTCTGCTAAAGAATCTTGGCTAAGACCAGCTCCCTTTCGCATCTTTCGTAAAGTTGCACCGATTTCCAAAGGTCTCCCTCCCTTCTTTGCAAGAACTGCAATATTGCAAAGGGTGCAAGGTATTTCTTAGATGACTGTCATATAATGTAATTACCAGCTTCCCTCAAGTTGGTTGTTTTGCTAGATTGTTAGATAGCTTGATTTGTTTGTTGATCTATCCAGTTCATTAGAGCGTTGTAAGGGATAATGATTCTCCCTCCGTCTCTAATGAACGGAAACCCAGTTTCATCACCACGATGAATCATGTCGTATGTTTTAGTCATTCCGAATCCTAAAATAGACGCAGCTTCTTTAACTGATAAAGTTCGTGGTGCTTCTTGATAACCATGGGATTCAAGTAAACCTTTTATGTCTTTTAAAAGTTGTTTGTTTTCTTCGCGGATGATTTGGCGAAATGTTTCTTCGAATGACATTAGATAAACACCTCATATTCTTTTAATAGTTTTTCAGATAACTTAACTTGTCCTTTGCCAGTGATTAATGTTGTAAGTGACTCAACATCACCTTGAGTTCTGCTGACGATACTTACAGATGTTTCAAATAATCCTTGTTCAATATATTGTTGTTTTGGGTTGTTCTTTTCTCTGCCGGATTTAATCAAGTAACCCTTTTCGCGCAACCAACGGAACATTTTATTTCTACCAATTTTCATTCCGTGTTCGTCATACATCATTTTTGCGAATGCACCAACATTGATGGATGCATCTGAACCGGAAACAACTTTTCCGAATGTTGTATAAGGTTCATCTAATTGTTTTTGCTTTTCTAATTTGAATCGCATTTCTCTTTCTGCTTTTAAGTCGGTCGCTAATTTGATGATTGTATCTGGGTTAAGTAGTGCTTGTTCGATTGTTTCAGGCGTCATGTAGGCACCGTGTTTTCTGATAGATGGAATGACTTCAGATGTAATCCATTTTCTGAAACGTTTCGCTTCTGGTTTTCGACTATCAAGAATTACATCATATAAACCATCTTCGTTTACGAAAGTAGCTTGTTGTGTTCTTCCTAGTGAATCTTGGATGGGGTATGTTGAACATACGTCATCGTCAAGCCTTTGCCTTACTGTTCTTGGAGCAAGTCCAAGGATGTTACAAACATCATTTAATTTAAAATGCGGTCCATCGTTTTGATTAATGATAGTAAGATTTTTTTCATCAAACATTTTTATTAATTGATTCATTAGAATCGCTCCTTTCTATTGGTTTGTTCCTGATATGAAGTTGCTAATAAATTATGAATGTCGTCATACACAGTTTTATATTTATCGATTCCAGGATTTTCTGATGCGACTGTCAAAGTGAGCGTCATTTCAAATTTTTCATTATCTATCGCAAATTCTTTAATGCCGGCGATTATGTCGGGTCTATTTTGATTCATTTTAAATTCCTCCTTATTCCCCACTTGTCGTATAATCGACTTGGAAGGGGGTGTAATATTGATTGAGTTTTTTCGTGATTTAGATCTTTGGCTGAAAATTATCCCAATAGTTATTTCTTTAATCGCTTTAATTGTTTCAATTGTCGTAGCCTGGAAAAACAGAAAAACTTTACAAGTTGAAATTTCTGACCTGATCTCTAGTTGTAATGTTTTTCTAATTGATAGTAATGGCGACCCATTACCATATAGAGATTGCGTGATAGCTACAATTGAAATTGTGAACCCATCACCTATGGACATTGCTTTTTTCGACTTAAGAGCCTTTTATCCGAATAATCTTAATGTGGAATTTTTGACTAGACGTGCAATCTTGTATAAAAACCGCGATAATCCTGTAATGCAAATAGATAACTTTAACGGACAAGGTGACAGAGTAAGGGAATTAATTATCCCTTCTACTAATTACGGAATTTTAAAATCTAACTCATTTACACGCTTTCACATCGTTATGTTTCCGGATCCTGATGCCGAATCACTTCTCTTATCCTTTAAAGTAGCCATGAAAGCGCGGATAAAAGACCAATTCGCAGTTACCGGAAGAAAGAAGTTTAGATTTTTCGGAAAAAGATATAACATCAGTTGCTGGAATAAACAGCTACAACAATCGCAGCAATCAGAACCATAATCGACATAATGAGGTTTAACCAATCAAACCATTCAATGCCAGACATAAGATCACCCCTATCTATTTGGTTTGAAAAGCAATACTCTAACTAAGAAGAAATAGCGTGAATTTTAGTTTCTTCTAATTCAAGAGAAACTATCATTTCTGCATCTATGAAAATGGTTGATTTGAGTGTGTCGGATGCTACCGCCAAGTATTTATCTGACACGTTCTTATCTATCCATTCTGGAATATCTTTAGAGATAGTTACTTTTTCATATTCATCACCATTAACTAGAACTAAGCGTTTTACTTTAATTGTTTCTATTGAAATCACCACCTTGGATTTGTGCTTCAACATCGATTGGATCCGTAATTTTGATTAAGTCATTAATAGCGTGTTCTTTGCTATAGTTCTCGTCGCTTGATAGTTCGAATGCCACGCGTAAGATTTGCGTTTTGATTTCTGACATGAACCAGGCTTTTTGGATTTCGTTTTTAAAATTCTGTTCCATTTAAATCAACTCCTTAAAGGGTTTCCCTCACTTCATGTCGAATTATGACTATGGAAGGAGGTGTACCTGTTTTGACAGAAAAAGAATTTCCTTATTCACACATTCAACATTTTCAAATATCCGATAAACCCGAGGATATTGAGGAAAAGGTAAAATCCTTTCTTGAATGCGGTTGGTTATACGTCGGACAAGTGACTATTGCAAAACAGTTATTTGAATGTGTTGTGTGGGAACGAATCAAAGGAGAACCTATTTATCCTAGTGATTATTTAACTAACACAAAATAATCCGACACATTAGGTGCTTGAATTTTTAGGTTTCCTATTTTCAAATTAGGCTCCCACACCGGAGTCCAACCCTTGGATATCATCATTTCAGCCTCTTCTCGTTCTCCTACAAACGTGATTAGGTTGAATGATTTTCCAAGATCGACAGTAAATTGTGGTTGATTCATTAAATGACCTCCTATGCGGTTTTACTTTCACTCTCCAAATTCTTAGAAACTAAGACGTTTTGGTTAAAAAAATATCCTGGGTCCACTTCCAAACCCGCACATATTTTTTCATATTCATCAATCCCTATTGGAGAATCCCCGTTCATCAATCGGTAAAACCTTTTGGGATTAATATCTGACTTTTCAGCAACAAAATTAAACTTTAAACCACTTTTTTGTATATAGTTGCGTATTTTTTGATGTATTTCCATATTAGTACCACTCCCTTCGGATAATTTTTCTTAGAAACTAAGAACTTGTAATTACATAATAATTCTTATTTATTAAGAAGTCAAGACTTTTTTCTAAGTTTCTAAGAAAAACATTCTCGTTTTTTAAGAATGTGATATTTTGTTCTTAACAATTCTTAATAGAAATATGGTGAAGATCAATGTCTACTTTAGGCGAGCGCTTGAAATTAGCTAGAGAGCGAACTGGGTTAAAGCAAACTCAAGTTAAAGAAAGAACCAATATAAACAACAAAACTTTGAGTGGTTACGAAAATAATGTAAGTGAACCAGATTCAGCTACACTAGGTGTTCTTGCAGAACTTTATGGAGTATCTTATAAATGGCTTATAACCGGAGAAGGTTCGATGGCAAAGAAATCGTCACACAATTTAACCGAAAAAGATGAACGTGACATTGCTAAGCGAATGGAAAAAATGAAAAAAGATTTAATAGAAGGAAATGCTAATGGCGGTTTAAGTTATAGAGGTGAACCGATGAGTGAAGAAGCGATTGAATCTTTATTAGAAGCTTTGGAACACGCTGAACGTATAGCGACTTTAGCGAATAAGAAATATACCCCTAAAAAATATAGAGATAAAGAATAAACCATAGGGGGTCAATGGGATGTGGATTAAAGAGATTGTTGAAAGCCTTGTAGAAAAACATGGAACGAATGACCCGTTTAAAATTGCGGATGCGGAGAACATATATGTCATCGAACAGGATTTGCATGAGGAAATTCTTGGTTTTTACAAATACATAAGAAGAAACAAGTTTATTTTCATAAATTCCAATTTAAGCAGTAACGAAAAACTATTTACGTGTGCCCACGAACTAGGTCATTCAAAATTGCACCCTAGAACAGACACAACGTTTTTAAGAAGCAAAACACTATTTTCTGTTGGTAAAATAGAAAATGAAGCAAATAGATTCGCGGTAGAACTTCTCATGCTTGACGAGAATTTATATAAATTTAAAAATACAAATCTAACAATCTATGATGCTGCTGATTTGTATAGTGTTCCTAAAGAAGTTTGTCATTTGAAAAAAATTTAAGCTTTGAATGGGTATTATGATTTAGGGATAAGTATGCATTTTAGTAATGTTAGTGTAATGCCAAAAGGGGGAGTATTCTTGAAAAAACAGTTAACATTTTTATTTGCAATTTTATTAGTTTTTATGGCTGCTTGTGGTAGTGAAAATTCTTCAAGTAGTGCGGATAGTGGTAAGGGGAATCAAGAAGAACAAACAAAGGTTTCCGAAGATGATAAAAGTTCCGCTCAAAAACAAGCGGAATGGATGGAAGAGCAAGAAAAGGAAGGAAACGCTGAGGAAGAATACAATGAAGAAACAGGCAAAGGATACATTGAAGATTTAGGCTATGTTGAAACCGCAGGAATTGGATATAGTGACGAATTAGGAATTGACGGCACGGACGCTCCTTTAAAACCAATCGAAATGGGCCCTATGTCCTTAGAAATTGAAGGTCTAGCAGTATTAGACGTTGAGCCGGATGAAGATGCTAAAGAATTATTTTTTGAAGACCAAGAAAAAGTAAAAGCTGTTGTAGTTAATATGAAAGCAGAAAACAAATCTGAAGATGATATAACTTTTAATCCCAATCAAGCAATACTAGTTACCGACACTGGCGAACAAATAGAATCAGATATGTTTCTGATGGGTGATGCCGGTGGTGATTTTCTAGGGAAAGTGAAAAAAGAAGATCAAACGTGGTGGATTTTAAAAGATGCTGATGCTGATATATCTAAGATTACAATGATAATTTCTCCACCATACGGAATGGAGGAATTAGAAGACTTTGGAGATGAAAAACGAATAGAATTTGAAGTTGTAAGTTGGGAAGAAGCGCAAAAAAGAGATGAGAAATAATCACAAGGTGTACATGATCTGTACAGCCTTCTAAAAAAAGAACTTGCCCCGCTATAAAGCAATTTATAGTCGCAAACTGGATGAATTCATGGAAACCCTACGTCATAAGATATGGCAACCATGAGCCAAGCCGAGCGAAGTCCTTTTCTGTAGCTCGGAAGGTGCAACGCATAGGCATTGAGGAGGGACAACCAATAATATGCCCACGAGCGTCCGGCGTCCTATAAGGATGATGAGATATGCTGAACTTTATGGAAACATAAAGAAGCCCTGGATAAAAAGCCAGGGCGATAACAAAATTGACAATATTCGATTCTAATGTAAACAAAGCAACAACCCGTATTTCCGCACTTACTGATGAAGTCACTAAAGTACCTAGTGTATTAGATGGACTTACAGATATAAATATAGGAGTTGATGCTTTGACTAAGCCACTAGAAACGATGAACTTGGGTAAATTTGTTCTTACTCGTATTATAGCATGATAAATATTGATTACAATAATTTAAATAAATCAATAACAATTAGTTATCACTTTAAGGTGTGCAAATCTTGTACACCCTCTCTTTTACCGTTGGATAGAACATACATTCCTTATAAAAGTTGCAGAATCTGCACAAAAGATAGGAAATAAGCTTCATTACTCCATTCAACTTTTAAGGTATGACAGTTATATAGATATGAAGGGAAGAAGATTTATGAGAGGACACATAGCTAAAAAAGGAAAACGGTATTACATTGTTGTGGACATCGGTACTGGGGATGAACGGAAGCAAAAATGGTTATCTGGATTTGAATCGAAAAAAGATGCAGAAAAAGAACTTCCAAGAATTTTAAACGAATTAAACGATGGAACTTATATAGAACCTTCCAAGAAAAAGTATGCGGATTTCATCAGCGATTGGCACAAAAACAGAAAAAGTAAAGTTAGCAAAAACACATATGTAACTTACGAATACATGATAGATAAGCATATTAAGCCTAATTTAGGTCATTTTAGATTAGATAAGCTAAACAGTCTTGCTATCGATAACTTTTACTCAGAACTAGAAAGGGAAGGAAAATCAAGTGCAACTATTAAAAAGATACATTCCATCGTTCGTGCGTCATTGGAATATGCAGTACAATATAAATTGATTAAGCGTAATCCAGCTAGTGTTGTACAGCCACCTACTGTTAAACATAAGGATATCGTCGTTTGGGACGAGCAACAAATGATTGCATTTTTAGACTTTGTAAAGGATGAATGGGATTATATTGTATACCATCTAGCTTTATATACTGGAATGCGCAAAGGAGAAATACTAGGACTAAAATGGAGTGATATTGATTTTATTAATAATAAGATAAGAGTAATGCGTTCTTATTCCAAAACAGGCTTTTCGGAAGGAAAAACATCAAACGCTAGACGAGTTATAGATATTGATGAATCCACAATAGAATTGTTGCTAAAACGGAAAAAGAAGGTATCGGAAAACAAGCTTAAAATGGGACAAGATTATAACGATCTAGATTTGATTATCTGCCGTCCAACCGGCGATCCTGTGGACGTAAGAAATGTAAATAGACGTTTTGATAAGTTTGTGGAGAAGTCCGACCTTCCTAAAATTCGCTTTCATGATATGAGACATACACATGCTACTCTAATGTTGAAAATGGGAGTACCAGTAAAAGTGGTATCGGAAAGATTAGGTCATGGTTCCATCGAAATGACATTAAACACATATACACATTTATTGCCATCAATGCAATTTGAAGCTGTGCAATTATTTAATAAAAACATGGAGAAAGTAAAGAACATATATTCCATTTAAAACCTTACGTTAGAAGAATGTTAGAAGAATTAAAAAAGGCTCTTGCCCTAAAGTGGGCAAAAGCCTTATATATGAAAAGCTTCCAACAGGATTTGAACCTGCGACCCCTTCCTTACCATGGAAGTGCTCTACCTACTGAGCTATGGAAGCACAAAAATGGCTCCACAGGTAGGATTCGAACCTACGACCGATCGGTTAACAGCCGATTGCTCTACCACTGAGCTACTGTGGAATAATCTAAGATTAATATGTAACT